TGGCGCCTAATTTTGAAATGCATGAAAAGTATCCTATGCTTAAAGAATTGTATGATGAATACAAAGCTATGGAAAAATTACTAAGTGGTCCCGATTCTGATATTGAATAACAGGAGTTAAATATGAAAGTTGGTTTTAGCCTTGGTCGTTGTATTCGTGATATTGTCAATGATGTAGTTGACATTGAAGATGTTGTTGTGATTGTTGCTGGTACTCGATTTGAAACACAAGAACAGCTTACAAATATTGTTAACGAATATATGTTCCGCGACACATACTTGTATGGTTTAGATGAATCTGCTTGTCAAGGTGTAGCAAGTGTGTTATTCCGCGAAGGTAAGATACACCAGCCTCGCAACTTTGGTATATACAGAAGTATGATGCCAGAAGATTGTGTCTGGGCCGATCTGTTTCCAACGGGCGGCCACCAAGACCCAATGGTGCAAGAAGCATGGCAAGCCTATCGCGGTATGTTAGGTTTAACTGGTAACAAACCTAATAACAAAGAATTCATTGAATCGAATTGGAAAATATAAATGACCTATGTAGTTACTGAAAGTTGTATAAAATGCAAATACACCGATTGTGTAGATGTATGCCCTGTTGATTGTTTTAAAGAAGGTCCTAATTTTTTAGTCATCGATCCCACTGAATGCATTGATTGTGCAGTATGCGTTCCAGAGTGCCCAGCTGATGCGATTGTTGCAGATTCAGACATTGATGCAAGTCAGCATCCTTATATTGCATTGAATGCTGAACTTAGCAAAATATGGCCAACTATTACTAAAAAGAAAGCACCTCTCGAAGGGGCAGATGAATTTAAATCTGTGAAAGATAAAGGGCATCTGTTGGAGAGATAATAATGGATCTAGCAAAACTAATTAACCAATCACATTGCCCGCGTTTAAATGAAAAATATAAGGGCATTGCGGCATTGCCTCTTGACTTGCCAACGTTTGAACTAGACGATACAGAGCAGTTCTGGCAAGTGTGGGACGAGCAAAATCAAAGGGTAGCTAGACAATCCATTGACCGCGGAGCAGTTGGTGCAAATAAACCTTCTCTAGAACACAGTCAATGGGACGGTCTTGCATTATACGAAGATGAAATCTTATTAAAAGATGCCGCTTGGAAAACAAAAATATCACCTGATCTTAGGCTTTCGCAATCGCGTTACTTTCGTAGAATTTTTAGCGAAATGCCTTTTGTTAAAATTAGATCTGTTAGGTTTTGGAGCTCTCATACTACCATTCCTGCACATTACGATGGTAACATGCCATCAAGCCTAGATGGTGTTATGCATTTTCCTACAGAGATAAGATTAATGCAATTTGATCAAAATCCAAAAGAAACATTTTGGTTGTGTTCTAGTCAAAAATATAAACCAAACTCGGGTACCATTCCAATGGAAGACCGTTACTATGTAAAGATGCCAGCTGATACAAATGCCTTTGCATGGAACAATGAAGATTTCTTGCATGGCGCAGATTTTGATCCTCAGTATAGAAAAATTCTTGTTGTGATCAAAGGTTGGGTTGATGTGAATAGGTTGGAGGCATTGCTTGATCGTAGCATTGAAAAATATCCAGACTATGTGATTCGAGTTTGACATACCACAAGTATTTTGCTAAAATAAAACATGACTTCTATTATAATCCAAGGCCATGGCATCGTTGGCCGATCAACTGAACTTTTCTTAAAGAATTTTAATCCATCTCTTAAAATCGAATTCAATGATCCTCCCAAGGGTGAGTTAGTTTCTAATGAGGAATGGGCACAGGCCAACTACCTTTGCATCTGCGTACCAACAGACTTGGACAATAATTTAGTCATACCCGAAAACTCAACTGCAAACGTTGACGCCGCAATCAACGAAGCTATTGAAAAAGGTTTTACTGGTAAATTTGTATTACGCAGTACATCTAATCTAGAATCTGTTAAAAAGCTATTAGATATTTTTGGTAACAATTTAATTGTTTGGCCCGAATATATTAGAGAGTCTACTTGGGAACAAGACGCAGTAAATCCTTCAATGGTTGTGTTGGGTGGCGAAGCTGATGAGTTTTCTGAATTATTTTCAAGCTATCCTGGCTTGGTTATTATTACAGAACAACTAGAAGCTATGATAGCAAAATTATCAACCAATACATTCTTGGCAATGAAAGTTGTCTTTGCTAACCAACTAGAACAACTTTGCACCTCACTGGGAGCCTCTTATACTGTAGTAAGTCAGCTACTAGAAAGAGAAGGCAGGCTTGGTCACTCGCATTGGTCCGTACCTGGGCCGGATGGAAGTCGTGGTTTTGGTGGAAAGTGTTTCCCCAAGGATGTTAAAACATTTGAAGCGGCCCTAGTTAAATCCAGCATACCAATTGATTTGATTTATGCAATTTCAGCTTTGAACAATGTAATGAGGTCCAATGAGCAATAAAGACTGGGACGCAGTGGTCCGTACTTTAAGATCCTTAAAAGAAAAGGATATAGATGGTCTTGACACGCAATGGCTAATATGCTACAATGATGGAACGAGAAAACTTGTATTAGATCATTCGCACGATAACTTAGAAGATATATTACAAGCATTTGAAGATTTTTGCAAAGGTGCTGGATTTGTCTTCCATGGCTTTGCAATCGTTGACGAAGATGGTATTCCCGTAAACGGACTCAATCCATTGGCAAAATTAGAAAGCGGCGATGAAGATCAAACTGGTTAGCGATTTACACTTAGAATTTTCTGATGTAAACATTAAAAATGATGAGGGCTGTGATGTCCTCATTCTTTCTGGTGACATTATGGTCGCGCAGGACCTACACGACCATCCAGAAATGGACTATGGAATGTATAGTAATGTCAATCTTGCTGACTTGGGTCGTAGGCAAGCCTCTGCCCTTCGTTTCCGCGACTTTTTAAAGCGTGTAAGTTTTCAATTCCCCCATGTTGTTTATGTTGCCGGCAACCATGAATTCTACCATGGTAAGTGGAACCAAACGCTCGAGGTCCTTGCAGGAGAATGTGCCAAACATCCTAACATTTATTTCCTTGAAAGAGGATTTAAAAAGATTGACGATGTTAACTTTATTGGTGGTACCTTATGGACTAACATGAACAAGGGTGACCCGCTAACGTTGCATTCAGCTCGAGATATGTTGAACGACTTTAGGCTTATTCGTAAAGAGTTTGAAGGGTATACTACTCTCAAGCCATACGACACTACTGTACGTCATCAGCAAACTCTTGATTACATTAGAAACATTGTTGCTGAACGCGGCGATGAAAAGTTTGTAGTTGTTGGCCATCATAGTCCTAGCTTTCAAAGCTGTCATGAGACCTACAAAGACGATACACTTATGAATGGTTGCTATCACAGCGACTTGAGTGAGTTTATTTTGGATCGACCACAAATTAAATTGTGGACGCATGGTCATACGCATCACCCGTTTGATTATGTAATTGGCGAAACTCGGGTGGTGTGTAACCCACGTGGTTATGCTGGTTATGAAGATACCGGCTGGAACCCTAACATTGTTATTGAAATTTAAGGAGTAGTTTATGATTAGTATGCAAGATTATTTAGAAGCAGTTAGCTTTCGAATCACCGAAGGCGGTGACTATGGCTGGAATTGTTATGGTCACGATGCTCACACACTAAGCGCATGGAATGGTGTCCACGGAGAAGGTGGCTGGAGTGCTAACATTGTGTTTGACACTAAAACTCAAGTTGTATATGAAGTCGAAGTATGCGATTACACCAATGAGCGAGCATATCGCGTAATCAATCCTGATTACAAAGTTCAACACGACCTAGAAGGTGTATCTCGTGGTGAGCTTGGTAACCAAGCTTGGGATGGAGTTGATTATGTAGATTTGGATGTAGATGAAGACTTTCTAGAAAAACTAGAAGCTATTATCAATGGTGTAGATTACGATACTCGTGTACAGGTTCAAGTAGAATTTAGCGACGATGAGCTGTTAAAGTACATGAAGTTAGCACACGAGCGTGACATTACATTTAACCAGCTAATCGAAGAAGCTTTGCGTCATGCCATTGAGGATGCAAAGCGCAAAGGAATCCTTGAAGATTACGGACAAGATTTGGGCTAATTATGAAACCAATTGACCCACCAGAATATCTATGTGTTTGGATTGTAGCTAGTATCAGTGCAACTGGCACAATGACGACACATAGCCCTTCTTCTCCTGGGTCATCACTTTGGCCTGGTTACTACCTTAGTGTAGAAGATGCACAACAAGAACAAATGCTATTGGCACTAAAAGGTACCAAGTCGCATGTATTTCAATTAGATTTTCCAAGACCATGAAAACAAGAGAAAAAATTATTACAAGTATGTGTTATACATGGAGGCACGATTACGGGCTTCGAAAAGGTGCTGCCGAAGACTACGGTACTGTTTATAGTTCTGGGATGACTGACGAAGAAGCCAAGGCACTTTGGAATCAGATGGCTCAAATTTTTGATAACGACATTGCACCTTATATGGAATTTAAAGATGGACAATAAACTACATGAAGTAATGAACATTCTTTCCGAAGAATGTGCTGAGGTGATTCAAGCAATTAGTAAGTGTCATCGCTTTGGTTTGGATAACGCCAAGCCCGGCAAACCCCTAACTAATGCACAACACCTAGAAGGTGAAATTGGTGATTTACTTGCTATGGTAGACCTGCTAAAATTAAAGGGTATTGTATCAGAAGACGGTATGGAACGAGCCAAGCAGGCTAAATTTGAAAAATTAAAGAAATGGTCAAGCATCTATGAATGAATTTAAAGTAAGCGAAATATTTTATAGCGCACAAGGCGAAGGACGCTTTGTTGGTGTTCCTAGTGTGTTCTTTAGAACATTTGGCTGTAACTTTAAATGTCCTGGGTTTGGATTGCCTGCTGGCGAAAAGACTACAGAGCCAGATGCTATTGGTAAAGAAGTCCATCTATATAAAACTTTTAACGACTTGCCGCTTGCACAAACAGGTTGTGACAGCTATGCATCGTGGCATCCTGCATTTAAACATCTTAGCCCAAACTATAGCGTAGAACAAAGCATTGATGCTATGCTTGCTCTTACTCCTAATAATCAATGGCTTCAAAAGAACGGTAATGATGTTCATCTTGTTATCACAGGTGGCGAGCCGTTGCTAGGTTGGCAAATGCTTTACCCTGCATTGTTAAGTAACCCACGCATGGCAGACTTAGAAAACTTAACGTTTGAAACTAACGGAACTCAAACGTTACATGATAACTTTCATCAATACTTGTTTGAGGAATGGACTCGGTTTGGTAGAGACCGTGACTATTTGACGTTTAGTGTTAGCCCTAAACTTAGTGCGTCAGGTGAAAAGTGGAGCGATGCTATCAAGCCAGATGTTGTTGTAGAATATCAAACCCTAGGACATACATATCTAAAATTTGTTATTGATAACATTTTAGATTTTAATGAAGTTGATCAAGCAGTAAGCGAGTATCGTGCGGCTGGATTTGGTGGTCAGGTTTATGTAATGCCAGTTGGTGGTACAGATAAAGCCTATTTCTCAAATACACGGCATATTGCTGATGAAGCGTTAGCAAGAGGCTATCGCTACAGCCCTAGACTACATGTTGACATCTGGTCAAATGGTTGGGGAAAATAAAGGATTACATGAGTTATTTGTTTACAAGTGAAAGCGTGTCAGAAGGACACCCAGATAAAGTAGCAGACGCTATTAGTGATGCTATTCTAGACTTAGTAATGGCTAGTAAAGATCCATCGATGCGATGTGCCTGCGAAACATTAGTCACAACCAACATGGTCACTGTTGCCGGAGAATACAAGGGTGTACTTGAAAAGCAAGAAGTTATCGATGTTATTCGTGAAACAATAAAACACATTGGTTACGAACAACCAGGCTTTGATTGGCGTACAGTTAAAATCTACAACGAGTTACATGGGCAAAGTGCAGATATTGCACTAGGTACAGACAACTTTGGTGCAGGTGATCAAGGCTTAATGTTTGGTTATGCTTGCAATGAAACTGACAATTATATGCCTAGTGCAATTTATTGGAGTCATCGCATTGTCGAGGAACTGGCAAGACTTCGTAAGCTAGGTCGGCAGTTTGAATGGTTAGGGCCAGATGCTAAGAGCCAAGTAACATTTGAGTATAACGACGATGGAACTCCAAAGCGCATTGCCAAGGTAGTTTGTAGTACACAGCACAGCGAAGCAATTGATATAACTAATGTCCGAAACTTAGTAAAAGAAGTTATCAGAAATATTTTACCTTTAGAATACCTTGATGATAACACAGAGTTTTATATTAATCCTACTGGTCGTTTTGTTATTGGCGGTCCTGATGGTGACACTGGACTCACCGGAAGAAAGATCATTGTTGATACTTATGGTGGTTATAGTCCCCATGGTGGTGGTGCATTTAGTGGTAAAGATCCTACAAAAGTTGACCGATCGGCGGCGTACATGATGCGTTATATTGCCAAGAACATTGTAGCAAGCGGACGAGCAAATTGGGCTACATGCCAGATCAGTTATGCTATTGGTATGGCAGAGCCTATGAGCTTTTATGTAGAATGTGAAGATAAGGCATTGGCAAGAGACTTAACTATGCTTATTCCGCGAGTAGTGGACTTAACACCAAAAGGTATTATTGATCGTTTTGACTTGTTTAGGCCTATCTATAGTTCTACAACAAATTATGGACATTTTGGTAAACCTGGTTTACCTTGGGAAAACTTGGATCTATTTTAAGGAAAAATAATGGAAGCTCAAAAACCAGCACAAGGCATTTTGCTTAATAGGGATTATGGCGATGCTATGACATATACGGTCACTTGTGAGTGCGGTGACCATAATCATGATCATAATGTATGGGTAGAAGCCGATGACGGTAATGTTTCTGTAACTATCTATACTACTGCAAAAAGCCGCTGGTGGGAACTAAGTCGATGGAAGAAAATCTGGACACTTCTAACTAAAGGGTACGTTGAGTACGAAGCTAACATTATCATGAATGAGCAACAAGCTCTTAACTACGGGGAAACTCTAAAAGTAGCAGTTGAACAATCTAAAAAATTTGTCGAAGCTCGTAAGAGTAACAAAAAATCCACTTAACTGATATATAGCAACATGAGCACCTGGTCACATCTTTGCGGCATCAATGACAGTTATACTAACCTTCCATTGGGAAAGGCATGTGATACCTGCGGATTAAGTCACGAAGTACAATCTTTAAGGTACCAAGGGTATGATCCAAAGCCTTTGATACCCATTAAAAAGAAACCAGAAAATATTGCCTTGCGTAAAAGAGTTGCGGCTCTGCTATTACCCAAGGTAACCCCTACATTTATTGACGAAAACCAACACGATTATTATGACAGACAAGGTTAATGATATGGAACACGCAAATAATACTAACCCGTGTCAGGGTATTTGCGTACAAGATGACAACGACTTTTGCATTGGTTGCTTTAGAACTAGTGAAGAAAAAGACAAGTGGTATAGCGAATCAAATGAGTGGAGAGAAAATACACTCAGTCAAATTAAAATAAGAGAAGAAGATGTATTTGGACGGAGTGTTTGAAATGTTTGACTTTATCAAAAAACTTTTTAAGAAGAAACCGACTGCAAAGTCAATGAAAAATAGTTCCGAGCCATGGGTCAACGTTGTTGCGGCCCATGTTGATCCTGCCAATCCAAAGCAAGGATACTTTGAACTCGAATGGAACCCTGCATTTGTAATATTCTTACGTGAAAACGGATACACTGGTTACTCTCCAGAAGAAATTGTAGATAAATGGTTCACCGAACTGTGTCGCAATGTTGGGATGGACGGTATGGCAGAAGGCTCATTCATTGCGGATGCGGGCCGTGTAGCAACTAACAACAAAACTAAAAATCAAGATTGACATCTAGTATAGCTCTTGCTATAATACACACATGAGCTATCTAATCGTTGACGCCGCAAATCTTTTCTTCCGTGCCCGACATGTGATCCGTAATGGTGATCCTGAAGAGCGTGTAGCTATGAGCTACCATATTATCCTTGCTTCTATTCTACGGGAATGGCGTGCCCGACAGGGTAAGCATGTTGTATTCTGCTTTGAGGGACGAAGCTGGCGTAAGGATGTATATCCTCCTTACAAGGCTCAACGTGCTGAAGCCAGGGCGGCCCATTCTCCTAAAGAAGCCGAAGAAGAAAAACTCTTCTGGGAAGGCTTTGACAAATTTTACGAATACATTAGCACCAAGACTAATGTAACCGTACTACGTAATCCTGTATGCGAAGCCGACGACTTTATTGCTCGTTGGATCCAATTACACAAAAATGACAACCATGTAATCGTATCAAGCGATACTGACTTTGAACAACTGATCGCACCTAACGTTCAATTGTTTAATGGTATCACTGGTGTGCTAACAACTCACGAAGGATACTTTGATGACAAAGGTAAGCCTATCAAAGATAAGAAAACTAATGAAGTCAAAGCCGCGCCAGACCCACAATGGCTACTCTTTGAGAAGTGTATGCGTGGTGACACCTCCGACAACATCTTTAGTGCTTATCCAGGAGTACGTGAGAAAGGGACAAAGAATAAGGTTGGTCTCCGTGAAGCATTTGCAGACCGTGACAACAAAGGATTCATGTGGAACAATCTCATGCTCCAGCGTTGGACTGACCATGAAGGCACCGAGCACTTAGTTCGAGATGACTATGAGCGTAATAAGGCTATTATTGATCTAACTGCTCAGCCAGATCACATCAAAGCTATCCTAGATCAAACTATTGCCGAAGCTGTACAGAAAGAGCGTAATCCCAGCGTAGGACCGCATTTTATGAAGTTTTGTGGTAAGTACCAATTACAAAAGGCTTCAGATAATGCTCAACAACATACTCAATGGCTGGCGGCCAGCTATAACTAAACTTGCAATAGGGGGCATTTTACTATTTTTATTGGTAAAATGTATCCCTGTTTTAGCCGCTGTTGCAGTAGAAGCCAAATGGACTTGCGGTCCTACTAAAGAAGTCATTGAAACTCTAACTCAAAGCGGCGAAGAAATAATTGCTACTGGTGCAGTTGAAGAAGTGTTGTTTATGACATTTTGGGCAAATCGTAGTACTAGGGACTGGACTCTTGTTGTAACAGGCAAAGAAAATAGCGAAGTAAGCTGTGTTGTGCTATACGGTACCAAGTTACGCACACAATCTTCATCGAGAATCTCCGTTTAAATCTATTCATTAAATACGCACTTTTGCTAAATAAGTGCATGAGTAGACCAAAGCCAACCATTATACTTTCTAACACAAATCCTCGTACATATAAAAGCGAAGAAGTGCTTGCGGCTGATGCAATCTATGCCGTATTTTACAAAGACAAACCTATTAACTTACGCACACTGAATAGTTTGGTCTCATATCCAGGACCAAAATATAAAAAAGTTAGCTTTAGCAATCCAGGACATGCATTCAACTTGTCCGACCGTTTGAATAAAATGTTTAAGACTACAGACTTTAGTGTAGTTGAACTCAAACAAGGTCGCAAAATTAATGAGTCAGGAACTAGCTTTAAAGATAACTGAGTACCTAGCTCAGTATCCTATCCCGCATATTTGGGAAAATACAAAGATAACACCTTACACGGTGTTTAAAAACTACCAACCAGGTAAGCAAAAAGGTCTACGCTTAACTATATTTGGTTGGGAATTAATGAAACCACATTTCCGCTATTGGTCTTACCAAATGCCACCTGGTTGGAGTCCAAAACCAGGACACTTAATAGGTTTAGAACAACACCTAGATTGGCCTTACTATCACGGAGCAGGATACTTCCGCATTTTTGGTGAACAGGATGCCATGGAAATACGTCTTGTAAATGATGATATTATTCTTTGGTTAAATGGCCTAAGTCGCAAGGCACAAGGCCGAGGTTAAGACACATTTACGTCTTTCCAATAGTGCATTAGTGCAGTAATAATAATGCCAATGAATACAGCATAGGCCAAGTTAAAAGCAAATGTACTGGCAGTAACTATTAACATTACTACAGCATCTGGTTGGTTCAGTCTCAAACTTGCCCAATCAAACGTGTGATAGCATACAACACACATTACACCAACTAGTGCCGCCAAGGGTATGTTTTCAATTACAACACTGGCAAATAGAATATATGCTAAAATGCATAAAGCTTCTACTACTCCAGCTAAACGTTGATGGCCGCCTGCTTCTAAATTAATAACAGTCTGTCCGATCATTGCACATCCTCCCATACCACCAAACAAGCCAGTAAGTATGTTACCTGCTCCTTGTGCTATACTTTCTTTATTTGGTTGGTTAACGCCTCCAATAGTTTTATCAACCAAGTTTGCAGTTAGCAATGTTTCTATTAAACCAATGCCTGCTAAAATAAAGCTATACGGTGCAATAATTTTTAATGTATCTAACGACCACGGAACATCGGGCCATGCAAATGTTGGAAATGCACCAGATACTTCAGCAACATCTTTGACCAAACGTGTGTCTAAACCAAATAACAATACAACCGCAGTAGTCAATCCTATACCAAACAAACTAGCAGGAATATGTTTAGTAATCTTTGGCGCAGTAACTACTGCAACAATCGTCAACCCAATCAGTCCAATCATAGTGTACAATGGAATTCCTGCTTCTGGTAACTGATGAAACTGTGCAGTAAAGATAACAAGAGCAAGTCCATTTACAAAGCCAGTCATTACAGCAGGACTAACCAATTTAATCAACTTACCAAGTTTAAAAGCACCAAATGCAACTTGAATTAGACCCATTAGAATAATACAAGCAAACAGATACTGAACACCATGTGTTACAACTAGTGCAACTGACACTACTGCTAGACTTCCTGCGCCGCCGCTAATAAGCCCGGGCCTTCCACCAAACAAAGCAGTTACTAATCCAAGAATGAAGGCAGCATATAAGCCTACCAATGGATTAACATGGGCCAATAGTGCAAACGCAACTACCTCGGGTACCATAGCAAGGCTGGTTGTTATGCCAGCTAAAGTGTTTTTAAGTATTAAATTGGTGTTCATTGAATACTTATAATAAATATTTGCATGAAGAACTGGCAACCGTATGTCAAGGCAGGTTGGGAGTTGGTTTGCGAAGCGCAGGGCATAAGCAAAACTTACCTTCAACCAGATTTAGAATCGTACCTAGTACATACGGTAGCTAGAACTTTTGAAAAAACAGACATCTGGGAACAACCTGTAGCAATAAGAATGATGGTTGCTCAACAATCTCCAGGGCTTACCAAACGCATTGAGCTAAGGAACATAGGCGAAGAATGCTTGTTTATTGATGCTTGGCAGATAAAACAAGCCAAGTGGCCAAGTCACAACTACTTTTCTAACATGGGGGAGATAGCGTTTGGTATGGCCAGTATAGCTACCGAGCCTGTGGACGAGCTGTTAGAGCAAGTAAGCAACAATTTTAGGCGTATGAGCATGGTGCTACGCTATGCTAGGGACCTAGCAAAGTACTAAAAAGTACTAATTTGTCTATTTTTTAAGCAATGTTGTTAAAAAACAACACTTTTTGGGCTAAAAAAGAGCCAAAAAACTTCAAAAACCGGTTGACCGCAGGCTCAAAAAGCGGTATAATACATACACTATGAAACGGACTACTATCACAATCAAACTTCAGCGTCCTAAGCGCCGTTGTGTGGAACTGTACTCTGCTGACACCCCTTTTAAGGGCCGTGTTGAGAAGAGTCGTGTTGCATATAAACGACACGCTAAGAACCAGAAAGAGGTTGACAAGGATCTGGGTCTGTAGTATAGTAACACTATTGCGGAACGGTTCTGCAATAAACACACTCAACACACAAATTGGAGTTTTTATGTCTAAAGTTCTTTCGCAAACCCCCGATGCCATCCGTAAGCGTGAGGCTCGTGCTCGTGCCAAAGCCGCTGGTGTCATGGAAATGGTAGTTGCCGCGCCTGTTGTGGCACCCGCCGTTGTTGAAGCCGCTATCGCAGAAGTTGCCGCTGGCGAGACTTTTACTTTTGTCGGCTATGCTGTCGATAAAAAGGGCCGTGGCGCACTTCGCTACACCAACGACAAGCGCCGTACTCGTACCCTTGTCCGTGCAGGTTGCACTAATGTCAAGTTCGTTGAGCTTCCTAGCCCGATGACCAAGGAGCAGATTGATGCTAGCGAATTTGTCGCTCAGGTCAAGCCTGCTGAAGTTACCGAGGCTGTTGCCTAAATACAACGGGGTGAGGTATTGACAGATGCCTCACCCTATGCTATAATAAGTTTTTATCAACCAAACCCTTAGTAGGAGCCACCATGGGAAAAAATACTGTCGAAACCCGCACCGTAAAGATTAGCGAGTGCAAACCTATTCTCCGACGTGCCGTTGCAAAGCGCCGTCCTCTCTTTATTTGGGGTCCTCCCGGTGTTGGCAAGTCTGACATGGTGAACCAAGTTGCCAGCGAGTTCCCGAACTCCGCAGTTATCGATTTGCGTATGGCGCTTATGGACCCTACTGACATTAAAGGCGTGCCTTATTACAGCGCCGGCGATAACACTATGAAGTGGGCTACCCCTTCAGAACTGCCTACCGCAGAATTTGCTAAGGAACATGATGTAGTGTTCTTGTTCTTGGACGAACTGAACTCTGCTCCTCCCGCTGTTCAAGCCGCGGCTTACCAGCTGATTCTTAACCGCAAGGTGGGTCAGTATACTTTGCCTGACAACGTGGCACTGATTGCCGCAGGTAACCGTATGGGCGATAAGGGTGTTACCTATCGTATGCCTAGTCCGTTGGCTAACCGCTTCATGCACTTGGAAATCCGTGTGGACTTTGAAGACTGGGAACAATGGGCTATTATGAACCAGGTGCATCCGCACGTGGTAGGCTTCTTGAAGCAGTTCAAAGGTGACCTGTACAACTTTGATCCTACGCAACATGACCGCGCTTTTGCTACTCCGCGTACCTGGAGCTTCGTAAGCGACATGTTGGATGACGACATGCCTGACTCTGCTAACACCGATATGGTGTCTGGCTTGGTTGGTGAGGGTATGGCTATTAAGTTTATGGCGCATCGTAAGCACGCCGCAGACTTGCCCGACCCTGCAGATGTGTTGTCTGGCAAAGTTACCACTTTCAAGTCTAAGGAAGTGTCTGCCGCATACGCTCTGGTTACCAGCCTGTGCTATGAACTCCGTACTCGCTACGAAGAAGGCAAGCGTACTGGTAAGTTGGACGAGTTCAACAAGAGTGCAGACAACTGGTTGGGTTTTATGATGGCTAATTTCGAACCCGAAATGGTTATCATGGGTGCTCACACCGTGTTGAAGAACTATAAGGTTGTGTTTGATCGCAAGAAGATGACCAACTTCCCAGAGTTCTTCAAACGCTATGCTAACTTGCTCACAGACGAGTAAGCGGTCAAGAGACTGGGCTGTACTTGAAATGATGTACGGCCCAGAAGCTCGACAGGTCTGGACGGACCAGCCACCAACCCCCTCTGATGTTAGCGAGTGGCTCCGCGAACAAAGGAAGAGCTGGTCCGTCCGAACCTACCCCAAAGGAGCCACAATTAATGAAGTTACCAAGTGGGCCAGAGAACAAGGTTTAAAGAGATTGGACTGGGACTTTGTACCAAGACAGCATGTTTGGTTTAGAGACCCACAAGTAGCAATGATATGGGACTTGTCAGGTCCAAAAGAAAAACCTACAAAAACGGTTGACCTTCAGATCAAAGAGTAGTATAATAGATACATAAAGAAACAAATTGGAGCCACCAAATGTCTAAAATGCCCGCACGTGATAAGCTAGTCAAAAGCCGTGTTGCTATGTTGTTGAAGTACCCCTTTTGGGGTCCTTTGGCGGCACGTCTAAAGTTGGAAGAAGTCGAATGGTGCAAGACTATTGCAACAGACGGCCGCAAGTTTTACTACAATGCAGACTTCGTTTCTAAACTGTCTGACGGTGAGATGATCTTTGGCTTCGGACACGAACTAGGCCACATTATCTTTGATCACATGACACGCCGTGGGGACCGTGACCCTGGTGTGTGGAACATGGCAGGCGACTATGTCATCAACAACATGTTGATCCGTGAAGGCGTTGGTACCGCAATTACTACTGTACCTATCCTGGCAGATCGTAAGTACGAAGGCATGACAGCCGACGAAGTCTATGACGAGCTGATGAAGAATGCTACTGTCATTAAGATGACCCTCGACGACCACTTGGAGATGGACGGTGACGACGATGGTGAAGGCGATAGCGATGGCGACAGCAAGGACGGCAACAAGGACGGCAAGGGTAAGCCCAAGTTCAAGAAGCTAACTGAAGAAGAAAAGAAAGCTCTGCGCGACGAATGGCGTGAGGCTGTTATCCAGGCCGCAAAAAACGCAGGTGCTGGTAACACCCCTGGTGCTATTCAACGTTTGGTTAAGGACATTACTGCCCCTGTAATGGACTTGAAGGACCTGTTGCGTATTCAATTCTCTGGTTCTGTCAAGAGCGACTACACTTGGATGCGTCCTAATCGTAAGGCGTGGCACACTGGTGCAGTTATGCCCGGACAGTTGCCTGGTGAGGAACTTGACATTGTTGTAGCATTAGACGCTTCTGGCTCTATTGGCAACGACATGATTATGGACTTCTTGGGCATGGTACAAGGTGCATTGGATCAGTTTACTTCTTATAAGGTTCGTATCATCACATTTGATACTGACGTTTATAATGAAGACACCTTTACTGGTGATGACGGTCGAAGCATGGGTGAGTATGAAGTTACCGGAGGCGGTGGTACTAGCTTCGAATGTGTGTGGCAATGGATGAAAGACAACGAAATCCAACCGCATCAACTTGTTATGTTTACAGACGGCTACCCTTGTGGTAGCTGGGGTGACCCAGACTACTGCGACACGCTGTTTGTTGTGCATGGCAGTAACGAGATCACAGCACCGTTTGGTATCACTGCTAACTATGTTCCTTCTGGACGTAGTCGTCATTAATTTGGGTGGTAGGTGTTTGCTCCTTTAACGCTCCTTCGGGAGCGTTTTTTTTTTGGTTAAATCTTAGGTGATTCTGCTTATAAGTATTTGCGGATGTAATCCGTTCTATAACCTAGGAGAAACAAATGGAACAACAAGAACAAGCTCAACAACCAATTGGCTTAACACTACAAGATCTAAAAGTGTTAGCTGGTGCGGTTGAATTAGGAGCCCAACGCGGTGGTTACCGCGCACCCGAAATGGAGATCATTGGTGCAACGTATAACAAGTTAGCCGCCTTCTTAAAAGCTAACGAGCCACAGCAACCTGCCGACGAAGCAACAGGCGAAGAAGCGCCTAGTGCAGAAGTTACCGCAGAGCAGGCTTAAACTAGAAAGGAGCCGCTATGGCACAATTTATTAAACACGTAGGCGTAAACGGCAACCAGAAAAAGGTTGTTGTGGTATTTAGAGAAGTACCTAACGACTCAGATTCTGCGCTGGTTATTCCAACAGACAACTTGCCGCAATTATATCATGATGATTTGATTCGTGCAATCGAAAGCACTAACTGCCAAGCTAGCTTAGATCCTAGCGAGTTTTTGTTCCGTCAAAGTTTTCATGATGGTACAAATATGCTAAACACTATCCACCAGCGTGGATGGATGGTAAAGGTGCCAACTAAGTCTGTTGTAATGACTCCTCGCCCAGGGGTTAATATTAACTTAGTTGATTTAAATCGCGAGTTGAAACAACTAAGCAACGAGCAGGCGGCTTCTTCTGGTGCTACACGTTCAAGCGACATTGCAACAAATGCACCTAGCCAACAGCAACCCCAACCGGAACCTACTAGGAATCCACCTGGTGTAATTGACGATGTTCAATTAGCCGCTAAGTTTAGAGCGCAAGCAAATAGCTTTGAAGCCGAAGCTCGTAGATTGCGTGAGGAGGCGGAAAAGCTTGACCCAAAAAGCGTGGTCGCGGCCGTCCAAGAAAAGTCGTCCCCATCGCCAGCGACCGAAGCGAAGAGGGGCCGAGGACGACCATCAAAGAAAGTAGCGGCCTAAAAATAGGACTACTAAAGAAAATCAAAATGTTTTGGAGCAAGTAATGAGTATTCGTAAGAAGGACCGAAGCTTCGAAAACATGTTAAGAGAAATACATGTTGAAGAAGTTCCGGTCGAATACATTGATTGGATTAAAGTTTATCTCGATGATGGTACAGAAATTGTTTTTAAACAAAGTGAACTAACTGATATTAAGACTAGTAAAGAACTACTTGGTATTAAGTCTCTTGAGCAGTACTTAGATCGTATTGTTGACTTTGAAGTTATGATGAACAGTGAACTAATCAAAACCAGGGTAACAAGATTTGTTGGTGCATTACTTGCTACACATTTTAACCAGGAATAACATGGCTCAAAATCATCTTTTAATTCTTAACCCGTCAGAAATGGTATTGCGCCTTGTAAAGCCAGGTGTAGAAACTAAGACTGGGGAAAAGTTCGAAATTACTATTGCCACAACACCAGATTACCAAACACAATTTCCCAGTGCTTTGGAATTTGAAAAGGCATATAATGCAAAGCTAATAGACTTAAAACAAGATACATGGGATTCAGAAGTAAAATTTACTTCGGCTCTTGCGTATAATTTAACTGGTCAAAGTTTTATCGAAGACCACCAATCTCAAATCCTTTTAAACAATGTCGAGTTCAATCCAATTCGAATGGAACATTACTATAAGGATAAGCCTAAGCCGGGCGATTTTATTGTAGAGAGTTTAAGTTACAATGGTCGTCATGTTATTGTACAATGCATTAAGTTTGTTAACGGCATTCAAGTTGAAAAGGATTTGGAAACCGAACAATGGGCTAATATAGCTGAAATGGTTACAGCGTTTTTAGACGACCATAAAGTTATAAACGGGCCAAGCCAAGTTTATTTTGGCCCAGATAATACAATCAACGGATTACGACTACATCCTTGTAATATTTCTTATGTAGAACAACTAAAAACTACAAGTAGACATTGGTGGGATGTATGGCCTACCGTTACAATGCTACACAGCGATAAGCCCAATCAAGCATTTCGTAAGTTTTACGAGTGGACTGAAAGAACTGGGAAATCTTCTAAGATATACAAACTAGGAAACGAAGGCGAGCAAGACTTAAAAACATGATAAGTAGTTCATGGACTACATTGTTGTTTTTATAATCTGGACTTTATACCTTTACATTATTCACCGCGTAATCCACTCTGTTGGGTTACGCTTTTTTCCCGTAGCATTTAATGCTCACGCTGATCATCACAAGTACATCAACACACACGAGCAAACAACTTGGCATTGGAATAACTTGTTCTTGTTTAACGACACCTGGATGAGCACATTAGATCTATGGATTACAGAAGTTGTGCCCACATTAATCTTTAGTTGGGTTACAGGACAATGGTGGGTTAGCGTATTTTACTATCTATGGGCGGCTTTTGTTCAAGAAATAATCGAGCACAATCCAAAGTTTGACCTTTTCCCGTTTTTAACAAGTGGCAAATGGCACTTGGTTCATCATTACAACAACAAGGTTAACTTTGGGCTTTTCATTCCCATTTGGGACTTATTGTTTGGCACATACAAATCTCACAAGGTAAGAACATAATGCTTTATCAGAAAATTGATCTAGGTAGCGGCTGGCAAGAAATACAAAATTTCATACTCAACAGAGTAATGCCGCATGAGCCAAAAAATCTACAAAGCAGACTCTTTGGTGTAAACGATAAAGAGTTCATGGCATTAGTTTATAGGGTTTTAAAAGATCCTTTAGCATCGTATGGATTCCCTAATAGGATTCCAAAAGGTGCAATTTTATTTGGATCTGATCCGGCCAAATCTTACGGAATACATATAGACGGGTATTCGCTTGAAAGAAAAAATGCAAGCAACTTTGCATTGAACATTCCTATACAAAACTGCGAACAAGGCTATATGAATTGGTACGGTGGCGAGCATACATTGAGCGAAACAAAGACAGCTGAAGGTTTAGGCCTTTTAAAAATACATTGGAATTGTGATCCAGAAATTATCGAGCAAACTATCATTGATGTTCCAACTATTGTAAAAGTAAACTTGCCACACAATGTAGAGAACCGCCACCCAGATAAACATAGACTAATGTTAAGCATTAGATTTACCCCGGATCTGGTATTACCTACCCCACTTACACCCGATAACTAATTAACAACATAGGAGTTAGTTATGCATTGGTTAGCATTGGCGTGTACAGCCGAAGGCGAACTTCTTGCGTGGAACGAAAGTTTAGCTGTTTTAGAAAGTGCATGTGGCGGAGAATTTAGAGCCATTTGTCGTGTCTATTCTGTAGAAGATTCAGTTGCAGAAGACCTTAAGAAAAACAATCTAGACTACGTTCTTAAATTTAAAAACGCAAGAACAACAGAATTCATTAAAGAAGAAAGAACAAAGGATATTAAGATCCTTTCTATGCAACTTCAAGCAAAAGTCAATTTGATCATTGAACTTGATATGCGAATTGCACATGGGTACAAACGTTTTAACGATATGGTACCGTGGCAACAGGAAGCATATAAAATTAAAGCAGAGCAAGCAGATAGAGTAATCCAAGGGCTACCAGGAGACACGGGTATGGTAGAAGATTACGCATCTGTAATTGGATCTGACCTATTAACGGCTGCAAAGGTTATTAAAGTTAAACACGATAACCAAGAAGGCCTTATTCGTAAGCTTGAGTTTATTAGACTCAAGCATCAACATGCAATTCGTCAAGCTGTTGATAAAGATGATATGACAAAAATTAGAGCCGCTATGGAAGAGGACTCATTCTTAAGCATGTTAATGTGATGAAAAAATTACTATACTATATCCCACATCGTTTATTAAACGATGCATCTATTGAAGTCTCACCTGTACATAGAAGTTTTCTAAAAATGTTTAATCCTTGGATTAGTCTAAGTGATAGGACAGGTACATTAGATATACCTGGCGTTCCTGTTTTTAACAATAGCCCTATACCAGAACTTGCCCATGTTGAAACTTTTGACAGTTGCAGTTACAAAAGAATAGATGATATTGTTAAAAAATTTGAATCATCGGATAAAAAGAATCTTGTTGTTTTGTACTCCGGTGGTATTGATTCTACTCTTATTGTGTGCTTATTGGTAAGTCATCCGGGTTGGGGAAGAATTAAGGACAAAGTGCTACTAGCGTTCAACGAAGACAGTCAAGTAGAGAACCCAGATTTCTTCTATGAAATGATTCTTCCAAACTTTGGACATAACTTAATATCGAGCAATCATTTTTACAGCATTGTTACAAACCCAGATTACCTATGTATTACTGGCGAATGTGCTGATAACCTGTTTGGTAGTTTAACTTTAAAAAGTTATATGGACTATACCAGAGACTACAAATCGATTCACAGCAACTGGGAAACTGAAAGTTTGATATGGTTGTTAGATAAAGTAGAAGACCACAGGGATGAACGTGAGCAAATGCTTTACGATTTAGTCAATGCCGCACCTATTCCTATTGAATCAAACCATGACTTCCTGTGGTGGTTAAATTTTGCTATGAAGTGGCAAGCTGTTAAGTATCGTATGAGTATGCACTCGCCTACTGCTGAACAAGCAGAGTATATGGCAGCTAATGTTATCAACTTCTTTGATAGTGAAGACTATCAACGTTGGGCTCTGTATACTAAAGAAGAAAAGGTTGGCGGCAGATGGAATACTTACAAGCTACCAGCTAAGAAATTAATCAATGAAATTTGGCCAAATGACAACTACTTTAAGTTTAAGACAAAGTGGCCTAGTCTTCCTACTATCACCAGGTATAACAATGCTTGGGGATTCTTATGGGAAGATGAGAGCGGCAAGCTAACCGCTACTAAATCTTATTCAGCTTAAATGGAAAGGCCTGTACGGGCCTTCCATTCGTCAGTGAAGACACCATCAAAGCGAACACTAAAGGCAGCGAACGGACTGCTTTTACTAGCATGCCAGTTTTCAGTATCAAACCAAGCTACTTGACTAGTAATAGGATGTTCTTCGCCTGTCTCCCCATCATAAATGTAAAACTGTTTACGATCAGGAAACAAGTTAATCCAGATAAAGTTGTCAGGTGTAGGGACTGGATTTAGATCGCTACGGTCCCTGTGCATTAAGCAATGCTGGTCTTGGTCGTTAAAGAATACAACTACTCGGCCAATCTCACTAAAAATACCCTGATCGTGTACCCACTTAATAAGTGGCTTAAAGTTTGCCGCAGCCTTTGTCCAAGTTGTTTTGCTTTCTAAGTGCTTGTCGTTATAGTCTTGTGTAGTAGGCGCACGTAGGTATAAGTTATAACCAATGCCTAAGTTATCACCAATCAACTTCAAAAACATATAACCATATGAATTAATATCCTTGGTAAGTTCTATTAATTCATGGTGTCCAAGAGCATTTGGATTACGCTTAGTTTCGTGCATAATATCAACTAATTCTCTTCCGACAGGTTTAGGTAATGCACCTGTACCATTTGGCCAATTTGGACCAATACCTGCAACGCTAGGTAGCACATGGCCAACAGACCAACTTTGTGCAAAGCCTTTACAGGTTTCAATCTTCAATGCGTTAAGCGCATCTATGTCTACATGCTTGTCAAAGCTTATCCAAGGTTGGTTGTTGATAGTTTTAATCATTGTGTTAGGCTACCTGCTAATGGGAAAACTGTAGCAATGACTTCGGCACAAGCTTTTGCAACTTCTTGATGCTCTTTCTGTGTACCGTTGGCGCTACGTAATTCAATAAAGTGAATCCATGAACGCAATGTTCCGTTCATGTACAAGCGACTTTCAATAAGTCCTTCTGGTAATACTGCACGAGCCTGCTCTTTGGCAATACCATTCTCAATGGCCCATTGATAAGCCATACGTGCTTCAGTAATAACATTGTTTTGACAAAGTTCCCATTCTCTTTGTAGGCGTTCGTCATTTGTTTCAACAGAATTCTGTCTATTCTTTAGATCTTGTAGTCTAGCTTCGCGTATAACAAAATTAAGATCTTTTGTTGGATCAGCATAGCGTTGAGAAAACTCTTGGAAGCTAAAACTACGGTGTCTTAATATCTGTCGAGCAATGTCTCTAGTAGTTTCAATTTCTATACAAGCCGACACCATCTCAAGTGGAGACCAGTGTTGGTGCTTGATCAGATATCGAATAAGTTTTTCAGATGTTTCTGTGTTGAATTGATTGCTAGGATTGGATACGCGAGCACAATAAGCAATCAGCTCTTGTGCATCGCTAATTCCCAAATCGGCAAATTCTTTTGTAGGTTGTGAGTATGATAATAGTTTAACGTTCATGTTGATTCCTTGGAAGTATCTCTAGCAATTATAGCATCTTTTCTTTTCTGCCACAAGCGTTTTACTTCCGAAGGAGGTGCAAAAGGAATCATTAAAAGCATACAAGGATCAAATTCATGTGGGCGGCCACTAACAGTAGTACCAAAGTCAAAGCTACTTGCTTCTCTATGATGGTTGTTATGCCAACCCGAACCCCAGTGGAAGTAGCCAATCCACCAGACGTTTGTACTTTGGTCTTTGTTATCAAAGTTTTTATATCCTGCGGCAGGTACATGACCAAACGTGTTAACAAGGCCATCTGCATGTAAGCTCATTAAGCTACCGACAATAAAGAACCAAACTGTAAATGCTAAGCCAAAGAAGAATGTACTTAACAACAAAGTAACCAAAATAATCTTGTTATAGTTTTCATGACAGAATACCACTCGCTTATCTTTTAAAAGATCTACAGCATAGCGGAAACTTACACTATCTTGTTTGATATGGAACTGCCATGCCATGTAACTCCAAAGCCAGCCGTTTTCTACTGGTGTATGAATGTCCTTGCCAGGTTGATCGCTTACTTTATGATGATGTCCGCGGTGTAGTGCCGCCCACCATAATGGGCTACCTTCGCCTACCATAACGCTTGCCCATAATAAAAACGGTTCTACTATCTTATATGGCTTCCATGACTTATGACTTAACCAGCGGTGTAGTGTTAGATTGTTTCCAATTCCGTCTAGTAGTACCCAACCAGCGATTGCCCATACAAGGTACCACCACGACCATCCGGTGGCGATTGCCCAAATAATAGCAACTATAGCTGCCAAATGATAAGGAATCCATACAGCTAAAATGTATGGAACTTGGTGCGTTTTACGATATAATTCTTTTTGGGTATCAAGCCATGTTGCTACTGTCATTTGTTCTCTTTGATCCTAGTTATTTTCCCGCCAGCATTTAACGGTTCTGTGTTCTCTCGACGAAGTATATATCTTCTTAAACTCATGTCGTGTGGATGCAGTACGCCTCCCATTAGCTCGTGTATAAATCCATATGGGTGGCGCTCACCTTTTGCTACAGTACATTCAACAAACGTGTAATAGCGTTCACGCACAGGTGCCATAATTCTGCTATAAGCACTTTCTCTATCGCTTGGGTATGTAACAAAGAACTCGTTCATACCAGCTTCTTCGTGGAACTTGCATAGCTCTGCAACTATGATTCTAAACATAGGAATAAAGCGTGGTCCAATGCTTGGGCTCAGTAACCAGCTAATGCTCCAGCTTGGCATATGGCCCCAGCGGCGCACTCCCACAAGTGCTACACATTCGTCGTCTTTGAATAATCCAAATGCCTTGCGTACATTATGGTTGTTAAATCTAGCAGGCATTACAAAAAGTCTAAAGAACTTTTTAAACCTTGTTTCCCTATCAACATCATTGGTAATTTTAAAGTCTGGATACTTGTCTGGATCACTGTTATTGTAAATTTCAACAGCGGTATTGACCATAAGGTCAATGTCGTGTTCGTCTAATGGTTTTAAATTATATGACATAATGATTCTTTCCCTGCTCTAAGATTATCCCTCAACTCTAACGCTGGTATTCCGTAACCACGCGGTAACATTTCTCCAAGATGTTCGTGTATGTTATACTGTACTTGGTTCCAAAGGTGCATATAATTTTCTACGCCTGTAAACTTTGGACGAGGCCTAAATTGAAAACCTGTATGCGAATAAATTTGTATCTTACTGCTAGTCCATCCTAGTTTCCCATAAATTCTGTCGTTGATTAAATCATCGACTGTTGGCAAATCTAAAAATGCTAACATAGATTCTGGGCTGTATGTGTAAAAGTTGTTTAGAGCTGGAATACCTGATATCTTATTAAATCTTCTCCATACGCCATCTTGGTCTTCTTTTTTAAGAAAGTACCATTGTTGAGTGCTCTTACCAGTATCCCAATCTATACTAGGTATCTTTTCAAGTTCAACTTCGTCGACAGTGATCATTGGTGCGGCATAACCTTCTGCTACACGCAATAACATTTGCTGGTATAAACTATATGCCTGATAACGTTTGGCAATTTCATAACATTCACCTGTTTCAACAAACTTTTCAATATTAAAATCAATGATTTGACATTGAAGTCCCATCCCTTGAATCATTTTTAACATTGGTCCAATGTCGTGGTCGTTAGCACCATTGGGGAATCTAACAGTTGCTAATTTGGGGCGAAGTCCTGCGGCAAGAAACGCTCGCAATGCTATTTCGCTGTCTAGACCACCACTCATAAAAACTGTTAGATTGGGATATATTTCCATTAGCGATCTTGCAGTCCTAATGATTTCAGTTTTAAACGAAAAAGGTTTACGGGTACATCCACCGACTCGCATATGAGTAGTGTCATGCTTATCATAACGCCAATACTGATTGACGTCATCGTTGTAATAATAAATGAGATAGTTGTTTTCTGTATTAACGATATTGGACATTTTTCACGGATGTTGTAATAAAAGGCTTATCTCTAACGCCATATTTTTTGTCTATCTCTTCTACCATTTCTTTGCAACGAGACTCATCAATAGGTTTGATAATTGCCCATTGTGGGGTATTATGTAATCTTACCATCCTAGGAAGTGCAATGCAATCGTCCCACCAGTCGCTCCATACGGTACCTAAAGTGGCTCCTGAATTAGTAGATAACTTAACTACTGTATCATAGATCCATTTGTTGTATTCGTTGAATGTTAACAACATTCCAGCTTTGTTATTAGTTCTAGACCAATCCAAGTTAGACTTTAACAGATACTTTGTGATTTCATTGTTCTGCCTGTACTTTGGAAGTATCCAACAACGATTGCCACCTGAACTTAATTCTGAGGATAATGGGCAATGCTCAACTGCACTGATACCAACAACTGATCCAGAAGTGTTATCATACAATAAGCCAATTTCTCCCTGGTCCTTGCGCCACCTTTTTAAGTTATCAACTAAATGCAAGAATCCCATTGGCATCTGTGGACCCATATTGACAAATGCAGGGCTTTTTAGCCTGGCTATCTTTTTTAAAAAGACAATATAGTCTGCACGACAATCTTTGAACTCGTCAGCATTGGTAGTTTTAACATATAGACTCATACTTGTATGTAGCCATTAATCTGTGTCGTTGCTAACCAAGCTCATTAATAAATGTACACGCGGCTCAATTGATCCATTTATTGCAGTATGCTCATTTCTTGTATCAACCCACCAGACATGCCCGTCTGCTGGTATGTGTATGATTTCTGGAGGGTTAGTAAAAATAAATCTAGCTTGGCCTGAAGTTTTTAATGCAATATGCAATCTAGGATTATCGTCTTTGTGAATACTATAGCAACGACGACCTTCCATTGTCATAATGCGAGTGCGATATACCTTCCACGGCAAGCTAGGGAAGAAGTCAGTTTCCCACCATGTTCCTGCTAAACTAGGATGTAGTTTATCCCATTGAGTCTCTGAAGTATTCGGTCTAGACCCGGTGCCTTCGGCCCAATCATCAACACCCCCGTTTTGTATTGCAACTTGGGTTATTGTTTTTTGGTTTACTTCGTCCCAGGTTAGTTTTAACGCTTCTTCGATGAGGCGCTCTAGATCTATCTTAACGGGAGTTTTTTCTGCACGTCTACTCATACTTTACCTATAGCCATGTACCGATTACATTTAAACAACGATAGTTCTCCATACCATTTAATGTCCGTAAGTCCACATGACTTTTCAAATTCTTCTAACGAACCATGACAATTAACATGATCAGGCACGTGGAACATATCATTTCCTTGAAGTACAATATTAACTGTTTTGGGTAAAGTTTTTACCCAGGCGCTATGGTCTTCAAAATGTTCTACTATTGTATCAACAATGAGTGCATTTTTAAATTTTCCAAAGTCAATAGTTCTAACATCGTCGGATAAGTTTTTAAACTTTGGGAACAAACCTAAATTAAGTTCATCAGCGGCCGGATGAACTGATTTGTCAATGTCGATGTTAACTATAGTATCAAAATACTTACCCTTCATTGAAGCTAAGAAAGGAAGCAGTCCGACCCATCCTCCAACAATAAATGTAGTGTGCTCCGGATCTGTTATTTTTCTTTTTGAAGGGTAAAGTTTTAACTCTTCGAGCTGGTCTATTAGCCATAGTTTACTTTTAACCTGATTTCTGCTTAAAGCATCTTTCCAATTTAAATTCTGATTGTTGCTAACTGCTGTTGCTAACTTGTTAATGTGTTTGGCTTGCAACGGATAATATGTAGCAACTGCATTTCCAAACTTACCAATGTCTGTGTTTGTAATACATGATAGTAAAGTATTACTACCTAATAGAATTTCAAATAAGTCAAACAGTCTAAAAAAATTAGATCGTGCATCAATGATAATTTGATATGCTAGTGCTATAACCGACAGGCCGTCTATGCCATGTGTTTTAACATTGTTTTCAGTCCAGTCTCGCAAACGCCACCAGCTACCGGTGCTATTAAACAAATTATCGCTTAACTCTAAATTTATAGGTTCAAGTTTCTTCCCGCCCGGGCCTTGCCAAGTGCTAGGAATATAAATTCCTCTTTCAAGTGCGTGGTGAATGGTTATGAAGCCTTCTTTGTCATTTGCTTCCTTTACTGCATTTAGCAAAGGATAAAAGTCAAAGAAATGTTCTCTACCTACTTCAATGATTAACTTTTCTAATTCGTCTTGCTCACCAGTCTCAATCCAACGCTGGTAATGATGTAGGCTTTTGCGCCAGCCTATCGCTTCATCTACAAAATAAATTAGTGCGCTACGTAGCTCTGCATTTTTATCCATTGAACCATCCAAACATACTTAAATTTGTTTGCCACTTTACATCTTCGTTTGTTAACGGTTTAGAAGGGTGTAGCTGTATCATTTTAATAAAATTACTTTGCTCTGCATCAAAGTCTGGAAGTATCCAATCCAGACCGTTGCTTATTTTTTTGCCGATAGACTTGCTAGCCTTTACTGGATCTGCTGAAGCATATAGTTTAAAGAAACTTTTAAACCAATCATAGTCTCTAATTTGCACAAAATCAAAGTTTTCATATTGTAATAGATATACTGCAAGGCGTGCTCCATACACACTCCATATACCGTTATCAACATCTGATCCAACTGTCATCCAGGTTAGCAATCGTTGAAAGTTGGCGGCGTGCATTGAAGTACTCCACTCATCAAATGAAAGTAGCCTTCCTTGATCCATTGAAAGTTTTACACCTTCGCGAAAGCCTACGCGAAATGCTTGATAAGGGCTACCATTTGTATAAACATTGCTCCAGCATCCTGGTAGTTCTTTATAGCGACTTGCGTCCCAACAAAAGTCCACAGCATCGCGTTCTTCATCTGCTAGCTCGTGGCTTTTCATGTTGGCAAGATGCTCAGTACTCCATAACTTGAGGCCACCGTTGCCATACATTAGACCGTTTGTGTATTGACGACCTCCCCATGTGTAGCTTACCTTACCATTCATGCCAACAGGTGCCGGGCATTTAAAAAATTTAGAATCAACTTGGTTATCGGCGTCAACTGTGATAACATATTCACTGTTGGGAAATTGTGCGGCCGCTGTTTTATGTGCAGTATCAAATCCAACAACACCGTGTACCCTTGCAATATTTTCATGCGGGGTAACTGCTTGAAGCATTGCCCAATGCTTGTCTGCATTAGGTTCGTCGAAACTTAAAAATACTACAGGGAAATCTGCTAAAGTATTATTTCGTACAGGACTTTTCATGGCTACTTTAAACATTGACATTTTTAAATTCCTTCTTCAACCAATCCCAGTCATTGATAAGATTTAGAGTGCTCAAGTCATCGCTGTTTTCTAAACCAAATTTACTACCAGCCTGTGCACCAAGTATAGAAAACTTTCCATTATGTTGATTCCATCCATGTGTACACCATGTTAATCTTCTGTGGCTATGTGTTTCTATTTCTTCCCAGTACGTAAAAATACTTTTTTCGTCTTTGTATCTTTCTTGTATTAGTAAGGTTTGAGTTTTTCTATAATTTGATCTTTTGGTATCTTCCCAACTTTGAGATCTGATATATGATTCTAAATCCTTTAATGCTTGTTCTTCTGTTTGAACAATTTTACGAATGCGAGTTTTTACCATAGACAGGCTTGCTAATTTAGCACATTCCCTAAATGCACCAATCCATGCAGACTCTGGTGTAGAATTAAATCGTGTTTCGCAACTGATAATATCTTTAGATAGAACAACCTTAGCAATAGACGAGCTCATGTCAATTTGCCAACTCTTTTCATCTAAAAAAGGTTGCCTTGGGAAAAGCTTTACAGCACCATAGCCGTATGTTAGTCCATTTACTGGATTTAAACTAGAAAAGACAATAACACACTCATCTTCAGGTGTACCCCAATGTTTTGTGTTAGCATCTGGTTGCCATTCGAAAGAAAAATTATCAACTATCCAAGCGTCTGCATCAACTACCCAAAAGTTTTTAGTTGTGCTTTGTTTAGCGCATTCACGATGCACATTGTAAATGCCTTTGACATTTTCTATCTTCTTGGCATTTGGGGCAAACTCTAATAAGCGATGCCAGTTAGCATCGCTACCTTCTTCTCCCATTGTAATGAAGAAAACATCTAGCAATGATTACTCCGCAATAAATTGTTCTACATCACTTTCTTTGACCGTTGGGCCAAGGCGATGTGGGTTAAAATAACTTGCTTTGAAGAATCTGCTGCCTGCTTCGTCAAGGTCGGCAATTTCTAAACGTAAGTCTTGATGTAATACCTTGCCTAGCTTTTTAGTTTCTGCCCATAGCTTGGATGTATCGTATGAATACTTGCTAACAGGACAAGTAACTTCTGTGCCAGCAAACTGCGGCATAACTTCTTCTGACCAGTAAGCATTGTGCCATTCAAAATCTCTTACAAGGGTATAGTCCCAATCCTTGCGTAAGTTTGTTAGATAGCAACCTAGTCGTGCGCCGTACATGGCCCATAGACCATTTTGTACATCTGCGCCAACGCTCATCCATACCAACAAGCGACGATGATTTTTAAAGTTGTTTTTGTCGGCAATTTGACGCCAGTCCATTGGGCGTCCATCGATGAGAGCTAACTTTACACCTTCGCGGAAGCCTGCGCGATATGCTTGATATGGAGTCGAGTTGTTGTAAACATCTGAGTAGATGTTGTTTAACTGATGGTAATGAATATCCCAGCAAAAGTCAACTGCGCCAGCACCGCCATCCACTGCTTCGTGTGTTCGCATTTGTTCTACAACTTTTTTAGGCCAAAGTTTAACACCACCGTTGCCATAAACAAGTCCATTGATAACATTCTTACCCGACCAAGATAACACATCACTTCGATCAAATCTTGACAAATCTAGTTCGAGCTCAAAGAAGTCTGGTCGAACTTTATTGTCAGCATCAATTGTAATAAAGCGTTCTGTTTCGGCTAACTTTGCCGCGGCTTTATGGCAAGCATCGCTACCATACACGCCATGACTGCGTTTGGCCCATGGACACTTTTCAAGCAAGTCTGCATAATTCTCATCTGCATTTGGTTCGTCGTAGCTGATAAACACTACGTCAAATTCACTAATTGGGGTTTTCAAGAAATAACTCCTATATCGATATTGTTAGCCTTATATAACAAACTTGGAGGGCTCTGGTACTCCCAATTTGTTAGTATTTCAAAAGGATACTGTTGTCTTAACATTAGTGCTGGCATTTCTGCCCATGCTACAAATGCATCTGGATCATTGTCTCGAACTATAGCTACTCGTAAGTTCCCTACTAGATGATCAATTGCATTTCCTTTTTCATAGTGGCTCTGCGCCCATATGCCTCCATCTTTTGCAAATACAGAAATATGCCTACCGCGGCCAATATGGCTAATAATTGATGACTCTTCAACAATACCAGTGAATGGGCTATACTGACTCATCCTAGTAAACGACAAATCGCTAGCAACTGGAGGCATGTTGATTCGAATTTGTAGGCCTTGATATAATAGTCTTTGCACATTATCATGGTCCATAAACGCCCACAAACGCTTTTCCCAAAATCCACGTTCAATTATATCCACTAACGATATGTGTTCCTGACCCAACAACTGATGCGGATCTTCAATGTCGCTAATAAAAAATGGTATGTCTTCTAGATCTGTTTTTCGGTCCATAGTTTCACGCAAACTTGTAGACCACTCTCTATTTGCTTCAACTCGTAATATACCAGTATCTGCAAACAATATAACTCTTAAAGGGCATAGTACATTTAGTTCATCTTCGCCTGCACTTAGCCATCCTACCCAAACATGCTTTTTTCTAAATTCTGTCGGTCGCTTTATGTCAACTAAATCTAGTGCTCCTAGCTTTTCGTTAAACGTAACGCGGTAATCATTTTGATTTAGCTTGCCTGCTAATATGTCTTTTACTTTAGCATAAGATACAACTAAATGATCAGGTAAAAGCTTGTTTCCAGGCTCAATGGATTCTATGTAGCCATTGTGAACGTTGTACTTGATAGACCAAAAGTCTTGTCGTACCTTTTTACGCTTTCGTAATTCAAATTGAATGTCAGCCACGTTTCCAATGCTCCAGTGGCTTTGTGCTACCTGCGAGCCAGACCGGAGAAAGTTGGCTGTGGTTTTCCAACTTAAAATTTCCATTAGCTGGATAAAATGCAATCCAGTCGTGCCATGTATGGCTAGCGTACATTATTGGAGCAATTTCTAAATCGCGGATACTCAAATCAACTAGTTTAAACCAGTCTGGTGATTGCCAATAACCAGTTGATACAACTACTCCAATGAGATGCAATAAATCAACAGGGTCTGGAACATAGTTAGGCCAGTAATCATTTGGATCTAAATGCTGAAACAAATCAAAACTTAGTTTAGCTGATTCAGGATCGCCGACTACTAACAAGTAGGGCCATGTAGACTGGCAATTTTTTTCTATTGATTGTCTAATGCTTATTTTACCTGGTGGTATCTCAACGCCACGATGATCCATACCATAGCCAGGTGTATAATTTAACTTTGATTGTTTAGCAAGTTCGATAACATCAAGTGTTGTTCTTCTAACACATAATCCAGCAAGACATAAAACATCACCAGATTCAAAATTTAAAGAAGCAATCGTCTTCAGTTGTTCCGCAGGATCCATACTTTCAATTTTAACTAACTCTACCTTTGCACCAGGTTGAACAAAGCCAATGTCTAATCTAGATACTTCTGCTAGGCTATCCTCACCGGGTCTAACAATTACAAAGAAAGTCATGCTAAGTTCTCCATGATTTTGTCATAGTTTCGAAGTATGCTTCTCTTGTTCATTAAATGTACATCTTCGCCTTTAATTTCCACTACCATGTTCTTCCACTCTTCGGGTAAGTTGCTTAACATTACCCAGTGGTTAGGTCCTAGCACTTCAACAATGTCATCGCGCTGATCTTGATAGCGCATGAAGTTGGGAATCTGTCCAATGAAGCCACCGTCTACCCAGCCATCGCACATGTGCGCGGCAATAGAGGCGGAGTAGTCTGTACGATACAATGTGCCTGGAAACTTGTACAAGAAGCGATAGTATTCCCAATTCTTTTTAACTGCGGCCCAAATATTAAAAAAATGTTCTGCTTCTTCACTTTTACGCCAATACACTACTGTTGACCACCACATACGAATACCGGCATAGTGTAACCAGCGTTCTGTTGTATAAGGTTCTTCGCATCGCAAGTTGCGGGCATCTCTATACATAGCAACATCATGTTGTCCACCAAATAACTTTGACAAGTTATCATTGCCGCATAGGTAGTCAGTATCAATTAAAATTGTTTCGTCAAACGGACTTAGGTTATAAATGTCGTGCTTATTTGTGTTTGTAAATTGTGCGTTGAAGCTGTGATATGCGCCATCGTGGTGTAAACGCATGTTGCGCTCATATTCTGGGTTGGTTAGAATGATATCGTCAAATGCTGCCTTCATCATCAATGGACCATGTGTATTTTTACAATGTTCCAAACTTTGTTGATTTGTAACTAGCACTACAGGATAATCCGGCATGTGCTTTTTTACAGCATAGGCAGCAACTAATGCAAGTTGAGTGTAGTCCAGTTGTTCGTTATTGTAAGCGAACATCATGAAGCCGCGGCTGCTCATTTTAGAGTCCTACAATTTTAGCCGTACTTCGTGCTGACTTTAAACGCTTTTGTTCGTCTTGCTTTAATTGCATAGCAGAGTCGTATGCAGTCAGCAATAGTTTTAAGAATTCTTCACCATCTTGTATAGTAATAACATTATTGCTGTTATCTTCAACCAAAATGGCTTCTTGTCGCATTAGCCTAAGTGCAACAAAGTTAATAAGTTGTTGTGTTGATTTAAAAAGGGCACCGTTGTGTGATACTAATAGAGCCGCTTCAACTCTAGCCTCAATGTTTTGACGCTGTACCTGTAAGGTGAGCCTATAATTTGCAAAGGCTAAAGCCTCGTTGAGTTTTTTATCGTCCATTCACTGGTTCCAGAATTATATAATATGCGCTGTTATTTACCAACGCATATAATACACTCTAACCAATTAGACGATGTGCCAAGGAATTGATTGTGTTACTGAAGGGGTTGGAAGTGTAAGTGTAACACCGTTTTCAGTAACTGTATTTGGATGGCTCATTGTAACAGTCATGTATACTTTTCCATTTACAACGCATCCTAAACCTAGGTGATCCAATAAGGTACGCAAGACTAACTTGTTATCTTGAATAGATCCAAATAGCTTTAAACGGCTAGAAGCGTAGCCGCCACCGCCGTAACCACCATAGCCACCGTAACCACCATAGCCACCGTAACCACCATAGCCTCCGTAACCACAATAGCCTCCATAGCCTCCGTAACCACCATAGCCGCCGTAACCACCATAGCCGCCACCGCCACCAGCTGGGCTTGTGTATAGTAGCTCATCACTGTATGTTAATTCGGAAAAACCTCGGCCCTGCGTGATACCTCGATTGTTTAAGCTAATTGCGTCTGCTACATTTAGTTTCAATGTTCCCATATCAACAAAGATACTACGCCAAATTCTATAACCGGCGCTGGAACCATCTGATGCGCTAAGTGATAAACGGATATCGCCACCGGCATTGAAAAAATGTCGGGCGCTTTCGTAACCACCAAAATCTAAAGTAATTGTATTGCTTAATTGTGTATGCCAAGGTGGAACGTCATTACTGCTAAATGTTGCCAACGTTGAAATAGTAGTAAGTGCTGGATCAACTTCGTTTCTAGAGTTGCGAGCACCTTCTAATAAATTTGTTGCTGTATTGAAAAACTCAGCTGTAATTTTATCGCCACTGGCAACAACAACTAATTCTGTATCAGAACTATTTGTTCTTAATGTACTGATGTTAATGCGATTAACAATTTCGTTTGTGTAATCGGCAGTGACTTTATCACCGGGTTCTACTGCTGGTACATTTTCTCCGCCCCAGCCCCAACGAATATCATCTTGTACAGATGGATCATTGCTAGGGCCTTCGCCGGCGTGCATGTCACCATACAACTCATTAACGTTATCTTTTAATGAGTTGAAGTATTCAGCCGTGATTTTATCTTTGCGGCTGATTGGCATTATTTTGCTCCGACTGTGGCTTCTACTTTGCCTACGCCTGTTCCTGAGAATGAACTTAGTGCTCTACCAACAATGCTCCATGCTGGTTCATCGCCTACGGCAGCTTTAGCAACACCAGGAATATCGCTCGATACTAAACGATCGCCACGCTTAACTGCGCCAACAACTTTAACTGGGATACGACCAGCTACGGCAATTGGAAGAGCATGTTTATCTTTTTTACGCTTTGCATTCATTAAGTAAGCAGGACGAGTTGATACAATACCAAATACGTTTGTATCTGCTACTAATGTTGTTTGTGTTACTTCGGCTTCGCCGCCAAGTGCTACTAATGTGCCTGGCTCATAGCTTGCATCGCCTACATAAATTTCAGCAACGTCGGCAAATTCAGCTTCAACTGCAACGCCGCGAATCTTAAAGTCGCTACTTGCGTTTAAGTTTAAGCCTTTACCAATGGTACCTGTGTGGTTATAGTCGCCTTCGCCTAAGTTAGCATCTGTGCCGTCTACATTGCCACCGCAGAAAGCTTGTAAGCCTTCACTTGGATCAGGTATAAAATCGCCATCACTGCTTAGGATACCAACTAAAACGTTTTTAACAAAAATCTTGATACAACGGTGATAAATTCCTGTATTCTTTTCTTTGATATCTGCTTGTTCAAATCCAGTACCGTCGTTAAATGCTACAATGTTTTTCCAGTCGTTAGCGTTTGTAGTATAATCGTCACCTGTGTTGATTTGCAACAGGCCACGTGCTCTATTGTAATAGAGTTGACCATTTAGAGCGTTTAATTCTGCGCGGTCTTTACCTGCAAAATTTTCAACTAGATGGATAAAATTTTCAGCGATAATTTCGCCGTAGCCAAGATAGTTTTTCCCCAACAGTACTAGGCTAGAGTATGAAGTATCTACTTCACCGTCTAGTAGTGTTAGTAACGAATAACCATCACTTTTGTTTACATTGTATGCCATTTCTTCGTATCCTTTTGGCTAAACTGCCATTATGCTATTTAGTTTTATCCGTTTATCCAGCCCGCACTCTAAGGGTATACACAATTTGTATAGTCTGATCTGCGCTTTTTTGGACTGGGTGAAAGATAAAATGTGTTAGCAATTTACCAGACTTTAAGCCACTATCGCCCTTGGTCTTTAGTCCGATTTCATTGAACTCAAATTCACCGTCATAAACAGTAGCTTCTAAGCTACCATTTGTATAATCGTATAAGTTAAACTCACTTGCTCCTTTTAAAGGATCAGTGTTGCTTAGTGTTACTGTTACTACAGTATCTGCATAGTTTGTTCCAGCAACGTGCCCGATAGTAACATTGTCAGTGGATTCTGCCGCTCGATTGTAGTCTGTTTCGTCAATAACTCTAAAATATGTGGGTTGGTATAAGTCAGCATTTACGCCATTGACGTTTGGCTTTCTATAGGATATTGTGCCGTCAGTTGCAATGATTGCGGCACCGCATCCAAACCACATTTCACTAACAAAAGAGCCTGCACCGCGGCTAAGAGCCTGCGCCAATGCTACACTCATATTTTCTTGATGTATAGCATTGCGGCCTTGGTATAGGACTCTGTCATTTGTTAAGTCTTTGATGACAACAAATCCTTCGACACTAACTGGAATTTCTTGTGTGTTCATATCTAATATTTAGCGTTTTTTAAAAAACCCGCTTTAACCTTCCTCGGTGACGATAATTTGTGTTAAGACGTGGTCTCTGACCGTTAGTCTTTCGTTTGCCTGTGTTAGCAGTCTTTGGTTTACTTCAACTATTGTTGGCTCACCATTGCGACGTCGATCAATTACTTTGTTTTCGGTTACACCTGTAACTAGCAATTCTGGTTCAGTAACTGTAATTACAACATCCTCGTCGATACTAACTGGGACGGCTTGCTGTGCGTTAGAGTAATTACCCTTATCAATTTGTTTACTATGATAAGGCTTAACTTCATTGATGTAATCTTTGATTAGCTTGTCTTTCTTATCGTAGTACAATGCTGCCTTTTGTAAGTCATTGCTAGAGCTTTGATCAACCGTTAGGTAAGTTGTCTTAAAGACCCAATCTGCCATTGGAATCTGTGCCAAGCTTTCTTTTACCATTGCAAAGAACAGCAAGTTGAAATATCCAGCATCAGCCCCAACAAAAATGTTTTCGCGTAGTGCTTTTAATATCTGTCCCAAGTCCCAACGAGTTGGGTCCCATAGTTTAGAATCCCAACGTGATGTGTCCCAGCCTGCTAAGTCGGCCAAATCTCTAATTTGAATTGTACCATTTTTACGATAAACAACTGACAAGTTTCCATTGTCATAGTCGTATACCTCTGTTGTAATGCCTAAGTAGTTTACTACGGCAAATCTTGTTAAGTCTGGCGTTTCTTCCAATGCCGCAGGCAAGTCGCTTAACGAAGCAATTTTAATTGTTTCGTTGCCAGGCACGTATCCGTTAAGACTATAATCCGCATAGTCCCAAAGTTGCATAAATCCATTTTGATTGTCATTAGGATCATAGAACGGCGCCCATTCAGGATCTAAATGTAATACTTTAGAGCCCATCAATGGTTGCCATGTTCTTAAGTTTTCATCCCAGTTGTTTTTGCTAACAACGTCAATTTTCAATAAGAAGTCATTGACGCAATCAATAAATGTTCTACGAGCATTAGAAGCATTTTTAAACCAAGACTGTGCTCTAGGCACGTGATTGTTACCATAGCGGCGCAACGGATGCAACGCTGGGTCTGGTACTGCCCTTGGTCGTTCAATTACAGCGTAGAACTTATTATCTTTAAGAACGTTCTTACTAATTGGTGCATGTACACGTTTTAGTGAAGGAGACTGAGAATGTAGTAATTCACCATTGGTTACATCGTACCTTGCACGATATACACCAAATGTAGATTCGCCTGTGTCTTTCCAAACAAATTTAACGTCTGGACGTTCATCATTGACTTCTGCTAATACTGGTAAGTCGTTTCCGCTATAGCTAGATACAAAACTAAACTCAACCTGATCTAAGTCAACAAATGTTATTAGGTCATTAACTTTGATTCCATTTGCACTTGACCCCGGAGGAACGTATCTGATAGGTTCAATAGTTCTGTATTTGTCCTCGCCTACTAGACTGTCACGTAGGCGTCCGTATAAGAACTCAGGAACTTCACCGCCATTAAATCCTTCAGTTACTAATACACCAGTACTGTGCTTTTGCTCTGGTTGTAGGTTTTGCTCGATTCTTAAAATTACACTATCTCTTGTAGAGAAATAATCATTGATATTAGAAATTAATATAGAAGCAGAATCATTTGTAACTTCAACAGGTGACAACCAGCTAACTCCATTTGCATCAGGATTATCTAATACCTGTTCAATAGTACTGGCTGCATAAGGTCTCTTTGTTGTTGGTGTTAGTGTATTAACGCCGCGCTTCCAGTAATAGTATACAGTTGTAGGAACCTTGAACTCATTTATCTCTGTTCCTTCAACGTAACGAACTTGTCCAATACCACTGCTGTAGTCAAGCTTGATACCAGGGGTGTCAGCTGTAGGTAAATCTAAACTAGATACCCATTCATAAACAACAACTTCAGTGTCGGCAAATTTTCTACCCCAATTCTCGGCTCTGTATTCTAAGCTACCAAGCTCATACTCAATGTATCTAATCTTGCTAGTATCCCACCATATTGTGCCTAGCTTTTCTTTGCCCCAATATTCAGCTACAGTATCGTCTTTGATACCTAATTCGTCAACGTTATAAACAGAAGGATCTACAGATGACTTGTAATCAATGTATTGTCCAACATCGTCAATTACTACGCCCTTAAATGGATCGTATACTTCAAGAGTTGACAGTATTTCTTGGCTGTTTATATCTAGCAATAGTGCTTTGTAAATTGCAGGTGTATTGATCAAATAACTTGAGTGGTTAATAACTTTGTCAGTACCGCCTGTGTTAGTTCCAAATTCTAGTTCAGTGAATTCGTAGTTGAAACTATTTCCTTCTGGCAAGTCTGTGCTTGTTGGGTCCTGATCAATATATGCCTTCATACCACGTTTCCAGTCGTATGTTAGCTTGCTCTTTTCGTATTCTGCTTTAGAACCAAATCTTACTGATTGCATTTTGAAAGCAACCATGTTGTAGATAATTTGGTCGCTGGTGCTACGTGCTTCAATTAGCAAGTTGTAATCATCGACCTTGGCCTTAACCCTATGCACCTTGTCATAGTTTCCATCATTGCCGCCAGACAACACAAAATAATCGCCTGTTGTTAATCCGTGTGGGTTATCAAATGTAACTTTACTTTCATTCAGGCCAGGATTTAATGCATTTGGACATACTTCAATGACATACATTGGAGAGAATAGTTGTAAAACGTTCCATCCATAACCTGTAGCCCTTAAATTCCAGAATGATTGTACTACTGGTACCAATGTAGCAGAATTATTTCCACTATCTACACTGACAACAGGAGTTCCAAAGAAGTTTGCTGTATTTGGATTATCAATCTCAACACTTGTTATTGTGCCATTAATCAAGCTACCAATGCTAGCTGTTGCGTCAGGCAATGTGCTATCTCTATTTGGATCACTGATTACAACGCGATCGGCATTAGTATAGTCAAGGCCGCCGTCGATTATGGATACAGCCGTAACAACATTTGATAATGTTTCAGATCCGCTGCCTACTGCAATAGACACTGATGTAGTAACTGCTTCTTTCCATTCAGGATCATCAACAATAACCCTTGCTCCAGAATCGTAACCTGACCCACCTGTTAATACATCAATAGTTGTTAATTGTCCATTGATAATATTTGCCTTAGCTGTTGCGCCAGAACCGTATGCTCCATTAGAAACAATTCGAATAGAGGTATTTGAACCAACCATGTTTTTGCCGCGGCCTTGTTCGTCTACAGTAATAGCAGTAACTATGCCGTTGACTACTGTGGCAGTTGCTCTTGGTTTTGTTCTTGATATTGTAATTGTTGTGCCAGTGTTGTACCCTTTACCTGGGTTGGAAACTGTAAATCCTGTAATAACACCTGTGTCGTAAATTACAACGCCTGTGTCAATTTCAATAGTTTCAGAAACAGTTAGCCTTGCGCCAGTGCCGTTGCCGCCAACTAGAGCATAAGAAACTCCTCTGTCGTAACCAAAGCCGCCTCGAGTATTTGTTACCGGGTTAGTCATTGGTGTTAGTCCAGTAATAGGACCGTTATCGCTAGTAACAGATGTTGTGTTCTTTAATGTAGTGCTAGCAAGAGTCTGGCTTGCGCTAACAACATATCTACCAACACCTTTTGTTGTTTCCCCTGCTGTCAATGGTGTAACCTGGGACAATATTTTAGTACCTGCTACTATGCCTGCTCCAGTTAATTCTTTGTCAAACTCGATTGCACCAACAGAAACTGCTGTTACTGTTAATGTTGTTCCAGTAATTGAACCTACAAATTCAAAGTTAGTTGTTGTTGTAGTTGTTGTCTGGACAGATGTCACTTGGAACATTGCAGAGTCGCCGTTGCCATCACCGTTGGTAGCTGTTAAAGTATCACCTACTTTATAACCAGTACCATTATTTGTTAAATCACCAGGATTTAGTTTTAGTATGCCACGAACAATTCTTGTAGTTGCTACTTGGTCTGCAATTACTGGCACAATTACTGCGCCCGAGCCAGTTCCGTTAATAGTAACTGTTAAGTTATTGGCAAAATAGTTATTTCCACCGTTGAAGTTAGATGGTAAACTTACTGATGTTATAGCACCAGCAGTTGATCTATCTTCACTAGGCGAAATTATTGGTACCAACAATGCTCGTGAAGACAGCGGGTGTTCGTTGCCGTTTGAATCTAGTACCTTAACTGTGGTTCCGGCACCAAATCCGCCTACGTTATCAACAACATTGATGATACTAGAAATTTTGCCATTGCGGATTCTTACTTTACCAGTGGAAAATTGTCCGTCCTCACCGGTTACGCGAACAGTTTCACCGTTGCTATAGTCTTGTCCGCCTGCTGTCACAGCAATGCTTGTTAACTTGTTATTGATGAAAGATGTTGATGCAGTATGTTCAGTAGAGCAAACATAGTTTTGTCCCTGATACTCTACTAGATCACCGACTTTATACTGGTCATCTGGGGTCCATGCACCTCTATATCTAGAATTAGCAATATATCCAAAGTCGCTTACCCATACAGATGGTAATAGTCTGTTGTCAATTTCAACAAGGTTCCATTGGTCTGCATCAAATGCGCTAGTTGATGAGCCTTGAATTTTAGCAGTCGACCTGTATAGCTTTCCCTCGTTCCATGCTAAATCATCTGGATCGTAATTGATATATCGACTAAATGCATTTGTATTAAAAATGTCTGCTGTAGTTAGATTGCCACTTGCACTTTCGGTGATAGGCTTAGATAGTTCATCAATGTTCTTAAATGAATCAATGGTAATATCACCAATCTTAACTACTTGGATATCAGTGTCGATTAGATTAGCAATACCAGCGTTTGGCAACCAGTTTGTTGTATCGTCAAGACCTAATGTAGTTCTATCTAGTCTACTAAATCCGTAGGTTAGTGCGGGACGAGTAATCCAACGCTTGTCCTTCTTGTTATATTCAATGATGTTGTCATTTAAGTTTTCGCTATTATCTTCGCTAAAGCGAATAACTTTCTTAGAAGTATTAAAATCCTTCTTGTGTAGCTCAACTTCCCAAACTCTTGAACTACGAAGGTTACCAAAGTTTCCTGTAGTAAACAACCATTGTTCGTTAACCTGGATATCTTGTTTTCTGCCAGGTATGTCAATATTGTCGTTTCGTAGCAATGCATTAATTGCTAATGTCGTACCGCTTGCGCTTTGTAAGCCTTGTTGGTACAAGTGTGACATTGTTCTGTTTTGAATAACTTCGTTGATAACTGTTGCTCTAGATGGAACAACGTTGCTCTTAGCGATTCTTGACTTAATTACATCAAAAGCATTTTGTTCAGGCTTGTGAATGTTGATAATATCAGATGTTAGTGTGTCAAAGCCTGGTAGTAACCCTGTTTCTGTTAGTGCGACACCACGTGCATGTGGACGGCCAGTCCAGTCCATTGTACGTCTTGCAGAAAGAGTTAACACATCAAGTCTGTTACCTGTTTGTAAATCTACAATTAAATCATTAAACTTTGTTTCGCGACGAACAAATACAACGTGGTCGTATTCACGTACACTAAAATCAGCATAAACAATTTGTTCAGCATTGATGCTAACAACTTTATCAGTGTTTTCTTCGTAATCGCGTGTAATTAATAAGTCTTGTGCAAGTGCGCTTCGGCCATTGCCAAACAAAATCTTTCCATTACGTCCTAAATCTGCATCTAATCTGTCTAGGATGCCGCGTTCGTGCATAAACTTAAGGCCGTCAGCAGTTGCTACGCCAACAATACAGTTGTGATCTTTACCCCAGAACTCATTGATCCATTGAAGTGCATCAAGAGCAGCCTGCTTCCAATTAGTAATAGTTCCTCTTTCATTTATAGAATCTAGTACTAATCCTCGAGACGCTTGGAATTCGCCTAGGCCCATCAAGAAAGTAATTAGTGCTTGGCTGTTTTCAATATAATCACCGTAGTGAACTTTTACTGGTTCTCTGTTCCAGTCTAAGTATTCAACAAATTCACCATAAGGTGTAACTAGCGGTCTGCGACTACTTGGGAAACTTGAGGTAACACTTTTTGCAGTAGGTGTTAAAACTTCAAAATAACGTTGGCCAGGGTCAAAGCCGTAAACTCTAAAACCTACATCATCTTTTTCGATTCTAACGGCACTATATCTTAGGCGACTTGTTGGTACGCCAGAGCTTAATGTCATTAGGAAATCTTCTTCTGGCACATAACTGCCAGACTGGTACTTGGTGTGATACATCTTAAGAGATGTAATCCCGTCGCCAAAACCGCCTAGACCAAATTGTAGTCTAGTATCAATAGATAATAACTCATCTAATGGAGTTTCGCCGTTTAGATTGAACTCTCTGTATGCTTCAAATATTAATGCGCCAATACCAATACTTGGTCGGCTTTGTGTAAACTGACTTGGAGCAACGGAGTTATATCCTTTGGCACTTACAGAATCAGTTTGAATATGACTAATGTAAGGATTAATGCTTGCATCAAAGAATTCATCAGATAAACTAATATTGTCAATGGCGTGCAACGCATTTTCCCATTGGCCAGCAATACTGTTTTTCCAAGCCATTTCAGCTGGACCCCAAGATCCGATTTCCCAAGGCAATCTAGCTACATCAAAGGAAGGCTGAGGATATCCCCATGCCATAGGATCCATTAAGTTTCCATTGTCATCAACTGGAAAGCTTCTTGTTCTTTCGCTAACACTTTCAATAGCAGATTTTCTGCTAAAGATAGAATTGGTTGTTAATGGAGTACCGGGCTCACTGATGATACCATGGTATAAAGCATTTTCTAATGCTACTCGTTTAACTGGATCTGTCCAGCTATAGTGAGCGTCCCACCAGGCTGGCTTAAAGTAGTTGTAGCCTAACGCTACCCACGGTTTAACATGTAGCTCATATGTGTTGAACATGTCAGCATATAAACGCTTCCAACTTCTTCCGTTGTAGTTCCAAGTCAACGGATCAATATTAACAAAGTCATTTCTGTCTCTGTAATTAATATTGTTTAGTGCGAACCATTCAAGTTGTGCTCGTGTCACGGATTCTGTTGCGCTAACTGCATTAGCGTTCCATAATCTAGTTTCTACGCCATCACCCTCAAGTGGCATAACGCTTGTACATCCGTTGTACATTCTAGTTTCTAGTTCTAGAATGATTAAATTCCTAGGATCAGATTCTTCAATGCCAAACATTGCAATCTTTGAGCCATCATGTCTGCGTATAATTTTTCTTGTCTCAGAGCCTACTGTTTCTGCATCAATGAAAGGTCTTGTTGGACGCTTAAATCCCAGCTTGGCTGCACTTGCAGGGATATTAGAATAAACTTCTACTTCACTGCAATGATAAACTTCAATAACTGTTCCTTCTGCAGGTGCAGAAACAAAGTTAACAGAGTTGTTGTCTTGTAGTATGTAATAATCATCTTTAGACACTAATTCGTGATCTGCATAAACGTAAACTAGATCAGGTCCGTAAAAGCCAGTGTATAAAGAATTGTTACCGGTGTTAATTTTAAAACTTGTTTTTGTTCCATTAGCTAGATACTCGGCATAGTTCATTGCATCTGTAGGAACGGCCATGCCAGTAACTGCATCAGCAGAACTATATGTAATGCCAACAAGCATTTCATTTAAAATTCTATCAAGATTTTCTTTTGGTGTAAACGCTTGATAGTCTAGCAAATTAAAATTGCTTTCAAGTTTGTCAATGAACTTTCTGTACCATCTCCATGATGATAAAGATCTTGCTACCATTATGTCGCTGATATTTGGAGCAAACTTTAGTTTTGCCCATGTATTTCTAATAGAACTATTGTCAACCATTAACGCACCGTTTAGTGCAGGTGCTTTAGCAGTATCAATCCACGATTGTGAATCGTACAATCTTGCTGTTTCAATTTGATCAGTTAAGACTTTTACCAATCTACTTGGGCTAAACTCTCCTAAGCTTAGTAGTTGGAAAGGATTTAGTTCTGCACCAGGTGTAGCAGTAATGTGATCGTTAGAATCAAATTGATCGCCTTGATGTTTAATTTCTAAGTCGCCAACTCCATCAACAGTAATTGATACTAACACTACGTTGCCATTGCTGTCCTTTGTGTTATTAGCTGTATAGGTTGTTGGAATTCCGTTGATGCAAACTTTTAAGTTTCTTGGATCCTTTTTAACGTCAATAACATCAATTCTGATCTTTCTGCCATCGATTGACAATGTTAAATGTGATGGTGCGTTTTCAGGAATCTGGTAAGAAATTTTATGGTCGATAAAAATTAGCGTTTCATCGCTTAACCCGTGTCCTGAAATAGTTGCAGAACCACTTGCATCTGAAATATACAAATCAAGATGCAACATTTCTCCCCTTGCGGCAACTAGTCGTTTATGGCCATGACCAGACTTAATTCCTTCTTTAGAGAAAGATACTAATTGGTTTTCTCTAACTTCAACTTTCCAATTATATGTAGGCCATACTGACGCATCAAATTCAACTGTTGGATTTGAAACTGATTTGACTGTTTTAACTACCCAGCTCTTTAACTTAAACCATGCTTGTTGGTATCCAGTGCTAACTTCGTTGGTTATTAAATCGCCACTGATTCTTCTAAAACTATAAGGACCTTGAATTGTTTTAGTTGCATCACCGTCGGTATAGTATGAGTAGTCATGTAATGTATGCTTAAAAATAATGTCATACATTGCATTCTTAATCGGATTGTCATTGCTGATATAATCAAATTGGCTTGGTAAGAAGCTTAGTTTAAAGCCCGATTCAGGATCAACTACAGTACCTTCTACTGGCTCAATAATAGTCGAGCTAGTGATTAAAGGCTTCTTAGGATTGTCACTTAGCTTAACAAGATTAGCGTCATACAATTCAAAGGTAGGTAATTGTGTTCTACTCTTTCGTGTTTGAGCTTTTATTGCTACACCATTTTTCCAGTGATACTCTAACAAGTAATCAGGGTCTGATGCCATTGGTGTATCAACAACAACTGCATCACCATCTTTTGCTGTTTCAAATACTGCGCTTGTTGTTTTGATACCATCATTTAATAAAGTAAGAATTTTATTTTTATACTGATCATTGACTAGCCATAAGATTCTAACCATTGACAATGGTACTTGATTAATAAAGTATGTAACAGTAACAATGTCGTTATTAGCTGGCGGGTTAATCAGCCAGTTAATTTTATTATTTCCAACAGAGTATAAAATTTTCTTATAAGGCTTGTTTGCCGCTTTGGCTGCTGCCTCTTCTTGGTATAATTTAGATACTTCGCTATCAGTGAAGTCTGCTTTATTAATTGCAGTTTGTGTATTGAAGCCAGACTTAACAGTTACGCGAATGCTTACATCAAAGCGAAGCTTATCCATCAATGATGTATATGCCGTTGCAAGAATAGGTGTTTTAAGGGAGTTGCTAATTGTATAAACAGTTGCAAGTGGCAAGTTTAAAAAGTCGTTTTGTGAAACACCGCTTTTAATTACTAAATTTGGCCACTGTCTAAATTGTGTTCCGTGGTTGAATAACTCAAGCCTATTGTCAAATTCAACGATAGGACGGATAGCCTGATTAGAACCAGTAGCAATATCGCTAAATGGGATACCTAAAAACTCAGCTACTTCGCTGATGGTATCTTTATGATACCATACGTTAGCTCTACTACTAGCATTTCTATTTTCTGCACCAGGTTGTTGTGTTACATAATGCTTTGCATTAATACCTCGAAGAATACCGTCCCATTCAACGCTCTCCCAAGGAACCGCTGTCTTGTCCCATAATGTTTGTGTTGCCTTACTGTATGTGGTATTGGTATATTGGTGTGTTCTTCCTAAAAGCTTAATGCCATCAATACTGCCAACTCCGGTTACCTGCCAACGTCTTACTGTTTTATCTGTGTCAGTTTTAATAAAATAATTAGGTAGGTGAACAAAGATATTTTTACCAGATTCTGGCGGGGTTGTCTTCCATTGAATTTCGCTGCCAAGCAAACTAAAGTCAACGCCTAATGTTTTAAGCTCGCCGTCAACACTTAAACCAACTTGTGTTTTATCGTATGCTGTTAGTTCGTAAGGTAAAGCTTGACTAGATAAGCCGTTTGAAGTTAATTCAATGTCAAGGTCACCGTCAATTGGCAATGTACCAGGAAACTGACGGAATACGATTCTCATACCATCTTTTAATTCAAGGCGGCGGTTATCTTGTTGCTTCTGTGGTGCAGTTGTAAAGAAAGATTTGCCAATGATATCACGTTGAACACTGAATGTTTCAGTTTCGCTACCGTTGATATAAACAACAGGCATACCTTCTTCAATCCAATAGTAATGCGCCCAGTTGATAAACTTGTCAGGATCAATTGGTAAGTCTAATATACTAACAGGAACTTTAGGTTCTGTTGTTCTATCATTGAATCCCAATGCAGATGCAATTTCATCTGCGCTTAATGTTTCAGCACCTGCTTCTGTGAAAACTACAGAACCTGCTTCTAGTTGTCTTTTTGCAGTAGCATGAGGTAGATAGTCTGTTACTAAAGTCTTTGTAGTTCTACGACCAACAGAATAATTCAAGTCTTCCATTGCGCTTGGTTGTAGTAAATCTTCCAAGACTGCACTTAGTAATTTTTTGTTTGTATCTGTTCTAAAAACGTTTGGCAATAATCCAGTAACACGAGGCTCGACAAAACTGCCGTCGTGCTGTTCAGGATAATTTTTTACCTGTGTTGAAACTGGATTTAATTTTTTTGGATTCTTAGCCATCTATCTACCTTATTTTGTTGGTGCAACTTGACTTGTAATGACTTCTACATCTGCGACTGTTGCACTACTGATAAAAATTTCATCTTCATCGCATTTGATCTGGAACATGTCGTTTGATGTAAGACCAGATTGTTGTGGTACAAGAGCAATACTACTAATTACTCCGCTAACGTTTTGGTGTACCCAAGACGCCATGTCGGTAAAGTAAAATGTTTCGCCAAAGTCCCATAGTCCTACATCAAAGTAATTATTAATTGCATTAATTACTCTTGACTTAATCTCAGCGTCACTGATTCGAGTGCCATCACTCTTAGTAACTCTAATTTTAACTTTGTTCCTATTGTCTGCACCTTCACCAAACAATACTTTAAAAGAGACTGGATGATAAACAATGCTATCGCTAACGCTCTTATAAGGAGCAATAGGTTCCATCATCTTAGTTAGGCTGTAGCTAGTCAATGGAGCTGGCTTTGATTCTGTTTTTGCACCAGAAGCAATCCAGTTTCTAAATGCGCTGTTATACACAGAGGTCAATACAAAAATATCTATAATATTTGTTGTTGTAGGATCTACTCTGTTGTCACGTAGAGGCACATGGTTAAACTGTACAGTCATAGATGACCTACCTGTAACTGTTTGCGTTCCATTAACAGAAGGCGCTAGTGTATATTGGCCTAGAGCATCTAAAAATTCTTTTCTTTCAAGTTGAATAGTGCTATTGCCAATAACAGACTTGATTAAGGTTGGATCAGCAGGGACTAGATTATCGATTAAACCAGGAAGCAATACAATTACTCGTTTTGGATCATATCTACCATCATCTAATCTAACATAGTCAACAACATCCAATTCAATGTCCTTAACTAAACCTGTGTTAACTTTCAAGAACTTAACAGAATCCTTGATTACACGACGAGTTGTTTGATCTAATGCAGAACCAAATCGTTGATTATGGAAAGTCAATTCGTTTTCGCTACCAAAGATAGTTTGATCTTTTCTTATAACTGCGGCCCATACACCGCTATTGTAAGCAAATCTAATCAGCCAACTACTATCACTGGAAGTGCCAGCGGTTGTTAAGTCTAATGTTCCATTTGCATTTAATTCGTTTTGTTTAACAACAATCCAACGGTCTTTTTTGTGGTCGTAACGCAAACCAAAGTTAGTTTGGCTTGTAATTTCTTTTACAATTTCTGACTTTTCATTATCAGTAAACAATGTTCGCATTGCAGGCATCCAGTATTCAATACCTGTACCGTCTGCAATCAATCCGCTTAAGAATACTGCGCCTTGACCGTTTGCACGAAGACCTGTATTGTTGCCATTGTTATCTGCAACACCAAAGCCTTCCCTGTATACGTCAAGTACTCTCACCCAACCTTGAGTACCAAAGTTAGCTAATGAGTTTTTGCGTAGTACTCGGTTGGCTAATACAACAGAGCCTTTGCCTAATCGAACTGGCACCTTGTCTGGATCTGTTCGTAAGTGGAAATATCCATGTGTATTACCGTTTAGGTAATCAACCTTGTGCCAAGTTAATTCTTCGCCTGGTAATGCTTCTACACGTTGAGATTCGCTGTTGTAGGCATTGTAATATAACTGATGTAATCCACGGGTCAGCATTAAGTCTTGGAACCATGACAACACTTCATTGTTATTTTGACTTAGCGGTAAAGTTTTTTCTTCTGTTACTTCTGTTGAATATAAGAAGCCATCGCCAGCCAATGTAATAACAGGACGATATGTACCAGTTGGATCCTGAATATCTGCAAAGATACTTTGTCCAGCGTATGTTCTGTTAATTGCTTTAATTTTGTCAACACCAGCAACCTTACCTTCTGGATATAAGTTGTAGTCGTTAGCAGTAATCATGCGGTCTTGGCTTGCGGCAGTACGGCTTGCACGATTTTTAATTTGTGAAATAGTTTCACCACTGCTACTGCTTACGCTGGTTGCAAGTTGAACTGTAAAGATTGCATCTTGTTCTAAACCTTGGGAATCAACGTAACGAACAGCAACTTGTTTGCCAGCAACGTCAGCAGGTGTAAATGTTAAATCTTCATTGGCACTTTCGCGGTACCATACTCGAATGTTTCCAGTTGGAATATCAGAGTAAATGTCATCACCAAATTTGATAGAGATTGTATCGTTAGCTCTGGTAATAACTTCATATACTTTGCGTGTGTCTTTTCCGATAGCGTTGAAAGCAATATTCTTGCCAACTGTGCTAGGAACTTGTACCCATTCTTCTAAAACACGACCATCACCATCGATGCTTTGTACCCAAACATCTGTATCGTTGATGTTTTCACCTTGGATGTCGATAACACGGTTTTCAACTTTAGTGTCTAGCACATAATCTTCAAATTTTAAAACACCTTGCTTGAATAAGAAGAACCATCCGTTGTTCAAACTAGCGTACCCTGTACCATCATTGTTAAACAACATTGTTTGATAGCCATAAGGGTTAGGAGTACTTTCAACGGCTGCTTTAGTTTCGTTGTCGATAAAGATAGGCACTAACTCGCAACTATAAGTTGTGTTGTTTCTAGCACTTAAATTGAATGCCTGCACCATTGTTCTGTTGTCTGGTTCTGCTACTTGATATAACTGGCGAACAGTCCCTTGAGTAGTAATGCTACTCATTGGACGACCAACAGGATTAGAACGACTTAATACTTCGTTAAGAATTACAGTAAATTGTTCGTAGAAGTCAACGTTGATAGGGTCTGCCCAAACAATAGTTTGTCCGGCTAGATTGATACCTTTACTATCATAAACGTTTTGAGTTGTATTGACTGCTGTTACTCGCAAGAAGCCAGTGGCGGCGCCGTTACGATATGCTTTATATCCAAGCTGACGAGCAAGATTTAAAACATTACCTCTAACTTCAGCAGTTTCTAAAAATGTTTCACGTAGGTTTAAATCGCTACGGAAAGCTAAATTTTGACCTAGATATGAAATCAAGTCAATAAGAGCAATATACTCGCTAGAGTTAATAAAGTCATTGAAATCTTCTGGATAGTTTGTTTGTACGTGATTGATTAATGCAGTACGAAGGCTATCAAAGTCATATGCTTTAAAGTTTGAGTTGACTAGATAGCGATAGCTATTCAACCAGCTTTCAGCGGCATAAAGCTGTCCAAGGCGTCGAGTCTGGCTCATGTTGTAGTTGTTCCTTTATCGTATGTTAGTGGCAATGTTACTGTTTCTCCAGATGGATTGTAAGTTACAATCGCTTCTATATTCAGAGCATTTGGCTCTTCTGTTATTGTTACACTTTGAAGTGTCCAACGAGGATCATTGCCAATAATACTTCTAACATCCTCATCTATTAATGATTTATTCTTTTCGTCTAGCGGCTCAAATAACATATCCCAAACGATACTACCAAATTCTGGTAGCATAATTCGTTCGCCTTTACGGGTATTAAAATGGTTTAGTAAATCTTGCCTAGCAAGATCTAAGTCATAGCGAACAGGACTAATAAAACTAGTCCCTACGCTACTATAACCGCGGAAAGTAGATGTTAAACGTGCCATACACCTATTTACCAGCTAGAAATAAAGTGGGTTATATCTTATGCTTGTGTTGGAGGTGCTGGTGTGCCAGGCGGATAATTTCCTCCAATGTGCGGAGGACCGTATTTGTCTTTTAACTGTTGTAATGTTAAATTTACACCATGTGGTACTTTACCAGTATTCAAATAAGCACTTCTTTCCCATTGTGCGGCTTGTGTTGGCGTTGGTGGGCCGTATGCGGCATCAACCCTTTCGCCGCCGCCAGGGCCGTTTCCAAGCGACCTTGTCCAAGGAGTTTGTGGGTTTCTAGCTTTATTTGTTTTGACTGCGGCTTCGTCGGATGCTAGACCTTTTTCTCGAAGTTGATCTTGCGTCATGTTTCTAGCGTCAGCATTAGGCTTGCCATATATGGCGTAGTTTGCTTCACTGCTACGTTGGCTAGCACTATTAGAATAACCGGCATTTGCCCAAATTTTGGCAATACCTTGTTTAGTTGCTTTGCCGTCTGGACTTGCGGCAGCATCTTTAACTAAAGCTTCTGCCATTTGTCTTGCTACCACAGGACTACCATATGCTGCCATGATTAGGGCATCAATTTGAGCTTGGGTGATACACACCTGTCTGCCAGCTTCTTTTTTTGCTTTTTCCAGGGCGGCAATAACGCTAGGCGCCATGTGTCTGTCGACAATTTGTCTACTTGCTAAACGTGCTTCTGCTTCGCTTGGGCCCGCCAACAATGCTTTCTTTAAGTTGGCGTCAATCTTACTATTTGGATTATCGGGTCCAAAGATGTCAACTCGTGTGCCATAGCCTACGCTATATCCCTGGAAATCGCTATACATCATACCTCGATAAGCTTCGCGACTCTTCATTAGCTTAAAGCCTTCTTCGCTTAAAGTGCTTTGAGTTACTTCAGGAACACAATCTTCAGCGTTTGTCAGCGGAGGGACTGCTGGATCGCCATTTGGCTGTCCTGGTGTGTCGCCTTCAATGTCTGCTGGGGTAATTTGATGATTACCTAGTGTACTGTCAACAACTCCTGCCGGGACACTAATCGCTTCGCCGCCATTAAGTGCAGTATGCCCACCATAAGGTTCTGCTTCAGGCACACGGCTTGCTACACTCTTTCCAATTTTTGCATTGGTAATAAGTGAGTTAGTTCCTGGACAGTCTGCTCTATCAGCCGGTGGGCCGTTTAAGTCGATACGTTGTGCAGTTTCTTTAATTTGGCTATCGGCAAAAATATTAACATTTTTCTCTGACGTAATGTTTACATCTTGATTGCCTGTTAATTGCATCTTGCCATCAGTTGACTCCATTCGTGTGTCATCGCCTGACTTCATATTAATGCCCTTTTCGGCTTCAAGGTTAATATTGTTGTCGGCGCGGAAGTTTACGCTTCCTTCAGTATGTACGCTAAAATCGCCTTGGCAATAAAAGTCAACGTTTCCTGCGGAATCCATTTGGAACCACGCAGATCCATTGGCATTTATCATATAGATAAAGCCTTCGTCATTGTTCATTAAAATTGTATTACCAGAACGTGTTCTTAATCTAATCTGGCCACCAGTCTTACCGTTGGGACCATCGTCAATTAGTAAACTATGCTGTGCAGGAGAAACAAAGCCATAAGCATGGCCTGGGTGTTTATCTTTATCCCTAAACGGTCCTGCATTAGTGTGTCCACGGCGCAAGTCTTTTTCAAGTCCCTGCCTTGCTAATACTTCTTGTTGGAAGTGCTTGGGTCTGTTTTGTTTTTGAGGGTCAGTTGAGTTATAACGGTTTCTTTCGCTTACAACTTTAATTTCACCTTTGTGTGTCGATCCGCTGGCAATACCAGGCAATGAATGTGTGTGGCCATCGTGTGGAAGGCAAGCCCACCAAATGCCTTGGTGCGATTCGCCGTTAATAAATCCGCAAATAACATAAACATCTTTGTCGGGCGGAACTGCCCAGAAACCATAGCTTTGATTTGTTTCAGGCAATGACGTTGCAGATGTAGAACGTGATTCTTTCTTTTCAGCTTGAGCTCCTGCAAACGGAGGGCAGTATCTCATTGTAAACCAACTAGATTCATCTGCTTCACTAGCTGATCCTAGTTGTGCAATCCACACTCTAATGCGACCTAAACCTTCTGGGTCTACGTTGTCTTTTACTTTTCCTAAAAATATACCTAGTTGTTTATTGGAGCCGCCGCTACCGGCTTTCATGTGGTCTGGGCGGCCACCTGCTGAATTTGATTTCATGGCTTACCTCCATTGCTATTCATGCCAGCATTTTGTGGTCCCTTACTAGATGCGGATCCACTACTTGCTGGTGTAAAGCTACTTGATTGTGATTTCTTGCCGCCGTACGGGTTGCTTAGGTTGTCTCTAAAACAATCTAATGTTGTTGTAAACTTTCCTTTGCTAAATCTGTTAACAACTTTTTTAGCAGAGTAAACTCCAGAGATTGTATCACTATGTCTAATATTCATTGTGTCGTCGGATGCCCAATCGGCTGCCGGTACGACCGCTTCAAAATATATGAAAGGTAGCCAGTTATGACTTGCTGTCTTTTTACGCTTCTCTGCTAATTTTTCTTCTGTTAACCCTGCTTCATATTCCCAGACATCATCTTCCCAAGGTGGGGTTCCTGGAATTTGCATTAGCCAGTATGGGTCACCAACAACTTCCATGCTAATAGTATTCATATCAGCTTCTCCGCCGCCCATGCTATTACCAAGCTGTTTGTAAATGCTATATTCCATTGCGTTCTCTGGGTTCAGTGCCGCTTGCTCTGATTTAGCGTTTACGGTAATGTTCATATGATAATAGCGAGGCATGTGAGGGAAGAATTTACTAGTCGGGGCACTACTTCTATAAGGTAAATCTTCGGCATATTTTCCGCCAACATTTGAAAAGTTAGCACTTGTGCCGCCGCCGCTGTTGCCTGTGCCTTGCGCTCCTTTTGGCCCTTGGCCTTTACCAGTTTGTCCTGTAGACCTGCCTGCAGGAGGCTCATGCGCTGTTCTAGGTGAAGACATTGGACCAACGGGTTTACCTTCTTCATCAATCCACATTGGGCGAACATTTCGCCACAGGTAATCTAATTTAATATCGCAATTAATAACTTCTGTGTTTTCGCCTGTGTAAATCCACTTGTAAACTTTACGCAATAAGCCTTTGCTAATCCAGTAGTTTACACGACCATCACGTTGACTTTGTTCTGTGGCGTCTTTGTATTCTTGCGGGCTAATAACAGTTTTAGCATCTTCTTTTGTTGTCAAGAAAAAGTGAACGTCTTCGGCATAACCACCAAGCTTCTTGTCATACTTTCCTGTATTCTTGGCACCACAGATTACACTAAAATGTCTTGCTGGCTTATTGATTGTTCCCTTTTTAGTATCAGGATTGTTGTATTCTTTTTTACCATCATTGACTCTATGTAAAAATTTTAATACATCTTGACTATTAGGCAAGCTATTGCCAATGAAAGCGTGAATAGTAGTTCCTGCTTCAACTTGAATCTCGCCCTTACGCATACCCCACAGGTGTGTCACATCGCTAAAGAAACTATATTCATATTTTAAACCAGCAATGTCTTTGTGTGCTGTAATTGTATACTGGTGTGGTATTTCTCTAAGTCCTGCAGAAACTTTTTCTGCTTCACGCTTATTCAAAGCCTTTTCAAGTTGCTTACAAAAATCTCCAATTGTATTAGGGCGACCGTCCATGCGGAAGCCTTGTTCCAAGTTCATATGATCGCTATGTCCTGCGGCGCCAAGGTCAGGATACATTTCAAAATCATACACACTACCTTTATAATCAAGTTTCATTTTTAAAGTCTTGATACGAACGTAGTAACAAAAGTGCATAGGCTCGCCGCCCCAACCAACACAGTCAACTGGAGTGTCTGAATCGCTTTCGTAGCCCTTGAACATGATCTCTAAAAGATAAACTGCACCATCGTTATTTTCATAACCACTAGCCATTGCAGCCAATGACAGGGATTCAATGAATCGACCACCAAGTGGTTCAACCAACTTGCCAGTAAACAGGTGATGCTGTTGCATGGCATAATTTCCTGTTTTGTTACCTGTTCCAACTGTTTCGATAGTCAGTTCTTCTAAATAGGTAGTGCCAGTGCCACCTGTTTCCCACATAATATAACCGTTTTTGTAATCGTATGATCTTTGAGGCCTAGACATTTTTGCCTCAGTCACTGGCATCATTGTTAACCTAGTATTATAGGTAACATTACGATAGTTTGATAAAGGGTTATAAACAACATCTGGAACTCCGACGTCGTCCAGATGCGTTGGTTTGGTCAATGCCATATTATACTATCCTCTTGATATCGCCAGGGGCTAGTACGCGAATTACCATTCCTGATTTTAAATCTCTAATAGGATCTTGAATTTGATTCCTGTTCAACAATGCAATGACCCACCAATATTTGCTGTTACCATACAAGCTGTAACTTAGTAGGTCCATTCTATACTGAAACCTTGGCTCTACAGTTATATATTGAGCTTGTCTGCCGTCAAGCAACTCAGAAGCGGTTGGAAGTTTTGCTAGGTCCAAATAAAAATCTGTAATTTCTGTTTGTGAATATTGGTTAACGCCTGTTGTCATACGTAGCCCTTTCCAAGCAAGTCGCCACTAACAAATTTGCTCAATGAATACTCTTTTACAGCCTCTATACTGTTGACTTGAATAATCAACGAAACGCTCATTTCAAACAAGACCGGCACAGCTTGTTTGCCATTGAACATATCTACCGAAACATAGTCTACATCGTTAGGGAAATCATATTGAAATGTTTTTACAACTACAGGGGTGTTGTTGTACAAACCAAAGGCGTTCAATCTTCCAATTGGTGGCGGTGTACCTTTTTTACTATCTGCTCTGCCATAGTACATGCTTGTTGCGCTTCTTAAAAGATGAATAGCATTTAGTGTGCGCTTGGCTTCTTCTTCGTCCCTGCTAAACCATTGTCCTGAAATTGTAACAGTTGGTGTACTTCTATTACCAAATGCACTTGGTTGATAGTTAGTGTGTTGCAATTCCCAGGTTTGATAATTAACTTCAATCGTTTGACTGATCTTCGGCGTGCTTGGCCAAGTGATAGTATTCATTGTTCCCTTGGTTGCTGATCGAGGATCGCTGTTGGCATTCATTCTGCCGCTTGCGTCTGTCATGTTTTCAAACGCCTTAAATGTAAGTGTTACTTGATCCGAAATATTTGCCATGTGTTATCCTAACTTTTTATCAAAAATTTTCTTAATGCGATTTAGAATAGCATCGTTGGCATTTGGATATAACTCTTTCAAAATGCTTTCCTTGCCTGCGTCAGTTGCAGACTTATAAAGATTGCGAATCTGACTTGCACTATTAATCGTACTACCTGCAATCTTAAACTGTACATCGGCCACAGGATAGATGTAACCATGCCCTGCTCGCTGTCCATCTGGTGCCTTGCCGTTGTTAAATGGCATTAGATTTTTGCCTGTCCATTTTTGAAAGTAACTAGGTGTTCCGTCTTTTAAAGGCGCAAAAGAAAACCTAGGGTCTGTTGTCATATCCTTTTGTCCAACACCAAAAACAAGCACATCTCTGTTTGGATCTAGCCCTAATTGTCCGGGTAAAATCTTTGGAGAATATGGCACCGTTTCTTCAATCACGTGACTAGCTGGTACGCCTGCTGCCTGCATCATCAACTGCTTTTCTGCAAAAGAAAATGGACTGCTTTCTGGCTCAACCTTGCCACTGGTTGTGATGTAAGTATTGTCAATGCCAAATTTAGAGGCCAAATCTTGGAATACACCAGCATGTCCATGATGAAAAGGATGGAAACGGCCGGCATACACGGCTATAACTCTAGGCTTAAGGTCATTGATCTTCATATAGCTATTTACCGTTTTCATTATCTGCGTACTTTACCGTTGACAAGATTGTCAAACCGTGCTATACTAAACAGAAGGAGTTAGCCACGTGACGGAAGAAAAAACAAAAACAATATATCTTAAGAATAAGGACATTCTTGCAGAGATTCACAGAAGTAAAATGACTTACTGTTGGGTAGAAAGCCCCGAATTTCAACAATACGACTACATTGTATCTGATCTTAAAAGCTTTCATAATAGGAAAACAAAGGCGTGTCCCGAGGGTGCTGTTAACCTGGCCCGAGAAGCAAGAGCCGCAAGACTACAAGCACAGGCGCACCAAGCGGCATTGGCAGAATGGGAAGCCACCGGTGGCAAGGCTAGTACTAAACCAAAAGCAGACGAATTTGAAGTTAACCCTAAAAAAATTCCTGTAACAGATTTAGTTGTTAGATTAATGACCTGGGAGCATATTCCACTTGAACCTGGTCGCAAGAACAATCCCAAGAGTCTTGCTGACCACAGAAGCAAAGTAAACTTTCCACCGTTCAAGCATTTTGTACAAAACGATGATGGCTCATGGCGTGAGGTTCTTCGTAGTCACTGGCGTGGCAATTTACAAACAGGCGAATTTGATGTTGACCATGGACAGATTACAAATCGTTTAGGTGCCATGTTCTTAAAGCTATGCGAACGCTATAGCTTACGAAGTAACTGGCGTGGCTATTCTTATGTAGACGAAATGCGCGGTCAAGCTCTTATTCAGCTTACACAAATTGCACTACAGTTTGACGAAGGCAAATCACAAAACCCATTTGCTTATTATACTGCCGCAGTTACTAACTCCTTTACCCGTGTTCTAAACGTAGAAAAACGTCAGCGCGATATTCGAGATGACTTGCTACAAGACTCTGGTCAAATGCCAAGCTGGACACGTCAGATGGAACATCAACAAGCACATATTGCAGAAATTGAAAGACTTAATGCACTTAAGGATGTCGAAGTTGCCCCCGAGGGTCAAGAAGAAGTCCTAGTAGAAGATAGTGAGCCCACAAATGACTAATCCGTTCCGCGATCAAGAAAAATTTATGCTAGCCTGCGACCAATCGGTTGACGGTTCAAACTATGATCAATTTAAGATGTACCTAAACCTTATCAAAGAAGAATTTAACGAGTTGCAAGAGGCGCACGGAATTGATCCAGTAACTGGGGAACAAATTAGACCTTCTGATCCTGTTGAAACATTAGATGCATTATTAGACATTTTAGTTGTTACTATTGGTGCTATCCATTCAGCAGGCTTCAACGGAGAAGGTGGCTGGAAAGAAGTTATGAAAACAAACTTCGCCAAGGTTGATAAAGAAACTGGCAAGGTTCGCAAGCGAGAAGATGGCAAAGTGTTGAAACCAGTTGGTTGGACTCCTCCGAATTTGGAGCCCTTCCTTAAAAAGTAAGGAGGTTCAATATGCACGTTGATAGTTTAAAGAATCATATTAGTCATTTGGAGCATCTCCATGATACCTTGGATCGAAAAGTCAAGGCCATGGAAGAAACATACAAAGACAATCTTACGGTTCAAGAAATGAAAAAGAAAAAGCTCTACATCAAAGATGAAATCAACAGGTGTAGACATACCCTTGCAGAAATGTTACAATAACTGATGACTAAACCTTTCAATAAAGCCGTGTGCTTTACAGATATCCATTTTGGCTTGCGTAATAACAGTCGAAGCCACAATGACGATTGCGAAAACTTTATCAAATGGATGGTTGAAGAAGCCAAGAAAGAAGGTGCTGAAACATGCATCTTTCTTGGTGACTGGCACAACAATAGATCCACTGTTAACGTAAGCACACTAAACTACACTACTTCTAATATCAGATATCTTTCTGAACACTTTAAAGAAGTGTACATTATTATGGGCAATCACGATCTTGCATATCGTGAAAAGCGTGAAATTAACTCGCTACCTTTTGGTGGTTATTTAGACAACGTACATCTCATTGATGAAATTACCACTATTGGTGACATGACTATTGTTCCCTGGTTAGTTGGGGACGAATGGGAAGAAATGAAAAAGCTAAAGAGTCGTTATGTCTTTGGACATTTTGAACTTCCAAGCTTTAAAATGAATGCTATGGTTGAAATGCCAGATCACGGTGGACTTAATGCTGGACACTTTCCTAATCAAGAACTAGTGTTTAGCGGGCACTTTCACAAACGCCAACGCAAAGGAAACGTTGTTTACCTAGGAAATCCCTTCCCACACAATTATGCAGATGCGTGGGACGACGAGCGTGGTTGTATGTTCTTAGAGTACGGCGGTGAGCCAGAATTTAGATCCTGGCCTAATGCTCCTAAGTTCAGAACACTAACACTAACGCAGGCAATTGATAGACATGCCGAACTGTTTGATTCACAAACGTTTGCTCGAATCACAATCGACGTAGATATCAGCTACGAAGAAGCAAGTTATGTTAAAGAGCAATGGGTCGAAGCATACAATATGCGAGAGTTGAGTCTTATTCCTGGTAAAAAGGAAGAACATGCAACTGAATGGACGGGCGGTGAGATTCAATTTGAATCTGTTGATGCTATTGTGCTAAATCAGATCCAGGCAATTGAATCTGATGTCATTGATCGACAAATTCTTACCAGCATTTATCAAGGACTTACACATTGATTAAGTTTAAGAATCTTACAATTAAGAACTTTATGAGCGTGGGTAATGTTACCCAAGGCTTACGTATGGATAGACATGGACTAACACTTGTCTTAGGCAATAACCTTGACCTTGGCGGCGATGGTGCCCGCAATGGTGTAGGTAAAACCACAATGGTTAATGCACTATCCTATGCTATCTATGGTTCTGCGCTCACAAACATTCGCAAAGAAAACTTGATTAACAAGACAAATAGCAAGAACATGCTTGTTACTGTTGAGTTTGAAAAGAATGGTGCCAAGTACACTATCGAACGAGGTCGTAAACCAAACTTGCTTCGCTTCTTAGTCGACGACCACGAAGTAAACGAAGCAAACACCGACGAGGGTGCTGGTGAGAACCGTGTTACACAAGAAGCTATTGAACGTGTAGTTGGCATGAGTGCTGAAATGTTCAAGCATCTTGTTGCACTAAACACTTACACACAGCCTTTCTTAAGTTTGAAAAGTGGCGAGCAACGTGACATCATTGAAGAACTGCTAGGCATTACACAGCTAAGTGAAAAGGCTGACATTCTCAAAGAGCAAATTAAAGCCAGCAAAGAACAAATCAGAGACGAAGATTCTAGAATCAAAGCACTACAAGAAAGCAATGCTCGTGTTCAAACAAGCATCGACGACCTCGAACGCCGTAGTCGTGTATGGGCCTCCAAGAAAGTTGATGATATTAAGGCCCTTGAACTTGGTATTGCTGAACTTGAAAGCACTGATATTGAAGCAGAGCTTGAGGCGCATCGTGCTCTTGTAACCTACAAAGAAAATGAAAGTCGCCTAAAGTTAGCCAATAAAGAATTAGCTACTCGTCAGAGCAATGTTAAAAAATTGCAAGAGGCGTTAAATGTTGCACAAAAGAGCCTTGCTGATATTTTAGAACATCGTTGCCCTAGTTGCGGCCAAGATGTTCATGATGCTCAGCATGACAAGATGAGTGCTAGTGCAAGAGAAGCTGTTGAGCTAACCGTCAATGCACTAAAAGAAGAGCATGGAATGTTGGCTCATGCTGATATGGCTGTAAGAACTATTGGTGAGCTTGGAGAACGCCCACGTACAAAGTACGCAAACGTTGAAGATGCGGCGGCCCACAAAAACAATCTAGAAAACATCAAGAAGCAACTTGAAACAAGGATCGCCGAAGAAGATCCTTATCAAGAGCAAATTGAAGCAATGAAGCAAACGGCCTTAGCCGAAGTTAGCTGGGACGAAATTAATCGGGTAAGCAAACTGCTTGAGCACCAAGATTTCTTGCTAAAATTGCTTACAAGCAAGGACTCATTTGTCCGAAAACGCATTATTGAGCAAAATTTAGCTTATTTGAATCACAGACTAAGCTACTACTTAGATAAGTTACAATTACCGCACCAAGTAACTTTTAAAAGCGACTTGGAAGTTGATATTAGTCAACTAGGCCAAAGTTTCGACTTTGATAACTTGAGCCGCGGTGAAAGAAATCGCTTAATTCTAGCACTAAGCTGGAGTTTTAGAGATGTCTATGAGAGTTTTACTGAGCCAATGAACTTAATGTTTATTGATGAGTTAGTAGACTCCGGGATGGATAGTGTGGGCATTGAAAATTCAATGTCTGTTTTGAAAGCTATGGGACGAGAAATGAATCGAAACATCTTCTTAATCTCGCACAGAGATGAGTTGGCAAGTCGTGTCAATAACGTTCTCATGGTTGTCAAGGAAAATGGGTTCACCATGCTTGACACTGATACACAAATAAACGAAATAAACTAAGGAGACATTATGTCAAACCACGATACACTACTTGAGCAGTTTGAAATTTACAAAGCCGAAAACGAAAAGTTTGCCGGCAAGGGCGTTAAGGCCGCTGCCGCTCGTGCTCGTAAAGCACTACAAGAGATGAGCAAAGCTATCAAAGAGCGCCGTAAAGAGATTACTGCTGAAAAAGAAGCATTAGCGGCTACCAAGTAATATGACATGGTACTATAACGGTACCATTGTTGAGGAACTACCAGAAGATTGTGTTGGTTTTGTTTATTTGATTACGAACAAAACCAACAATCGAAAGTATGTTGGTAAGAAATTAGCAAAGTTCTCTAAGACTACCTATAAAGTTGTCAAACAAAAGAACGGTGTTAAAAAGAAGAAAAAGATTCGCAGTAAAATTGACAGCGATTGGCTAACTTATTTTGGTTCTAGCCCTGAACTGAGCAAAGATGTAGAGCTACTAGGTGAAGAAAACTTCACGAGGGAAATTCTACACTACTGCAAATCAAAATCTGCTTGTTCTTACCTAGAAGCTAAAGAACAATTTGATAGAAAAGTTCTTGAATCAATGGATTATTACAACGGGCACATACAGGTTCGTGTTCATGGCTCTCATATTCTTGGCAAATTATAACAACGGCACTTAACTCAACTAGCTCTGCTACTAACTACATATTCTATTACATACTCATCTTGGCTAATACACTACGCAACGTAGAACTCTAACTTAAACATCTATTAGCAAATCCACTAGTAAGCAAATTACTACTGAAATAGGCGTGTGTTGCCTGGAAAACACCCATAAAACCTGGCACTAGGGTTGCACAGGGGAAGGAACTTCCGAACAGTAGCGGAGACTTGTTGTCACTATCCTTAACAGGACGCAATTCATGGCATGGAACGAATTGACACAAGTATATGAATGCTAAAATGAGTAGGCTCTGGTGAACTATTACAACCTACATACTGCAAAAGCGATTTTAACTAGGCCTTGCAGTAGCGTCACAATAAGATGAGCGTAAAAGGGTACAGCGTGACCGCCCTAACTTTAACGAGTTGCTTTAGTTAAATGTGGCTTGGACTTCGGTGTCAAGTTTTTAATCTTAGCCGGTAAAACGGCTAAGTGTGACTGAATCATCAGTGTCAAGTAATCAAAATGTAAATCACATGTATCTACTCTAGTTTATCGTGTTAAATCAAAAAAAAAGTGTATCTAAGATACACTGAATGAGCAAGAGCGAAGCGATGCGAAATTCAAGGGCGAAGTATTCGCCCGACTGAATATGATAAATGACTAGAAACGACTTCGAGCAAAGCCCTTCTTGCCGTACATTGCTTCTGTTCTTTCTTTAATGACTTCACTTAGGACTTCGCGTTCAAGGAAAGTCATAAACCAGACACTATCTGGATCTATGCCTCCCCATACGCTTAAGGTGGTCACTTCTTTGACTAAGGCTCTTGCTTCGTTTTCTATACCTTCGATAAAGCGGCGTATCCCTTTAACGTCGGTACCGAGTATCAAGAGCCTACGCCGAAAAAACTTGTTGGGTCAAACAACATGTCTGACTTGTAAGTTTCCCCACAATGTTCGCATTTTACTTCTACAGTTCTGGTAATACCATACTCGCCAAAACGTTTTAGTTCTGCATCTAAGCGTTCATTTGTAGCACGGTCTAAGTTTTTAACCCAATCTAAAATGTGTGCTGGGTTTGTAACTTCAACACCATCTGGAAGTGTTACGCTTAATATACTTTGTGCTAATATGTCTTGACTTAATAGCACTAGTTCATTGTAGCCTTTGTTGGCAATTTCAGCTTTTTGATCTACTGTGATGTTTTCATTTGCTTCTGCGGCTTGTAATTGTCGCATAGTAACAAACTGAATACGAAGCAATTTACTTTGTGCATCAAGAGTGTATGGCTTTAGTTTAACGTTAATACCGTTTGCAAGATTAACATCGCCTATGCCGTCGGGGATAGCTTTAAGCGTACCTAAAATGCCACCTAAGCCAACAGTAATACGTTGGCTTCTACCATTTGCTTGTTCGCAATTATGGTTAACATCTAACTCCATATCGTCGCCATAGCTGGCCATACGCATAGCAACCAAAATAGCATCAATATCGGGTGCAGGGATTTCAGATACATTACTAATGTCTGGACAAACACTTGCTAGTACCTGTTTAAGTGCTTCTCCGTTTAGTAATCCATCTGGGTTTTTAAGCGCAAGCTCATCTTTTGCTGTCATTGGATAAACGGCTAATTCGTTTGTATCTGACATTTTAGGAGGCTTACTATAAAAACGGCCACCGCTTGGCAACTCGATGTGAGTACCAGGTCTGCGGTAATATTGCGCCAACGGGTTAGGTGTTGGCATTTTAATTGGCTTCTTTAGTGGGTTGGAATTATCCATGTACTTAATCCTTAACGGTAAATAGGTTCATAGGCCTATTATTGCATAACATTATTTATGTGGTATTTTAATGGCAAAAGGACCGTATTACCATAATGGATGACCGACAAATAGAACGATTGCTTGAAAAGCTCAATGAACTAACCAGTGCCATGGGCCGAGGCGTAGGTGGTCAGACTGGCGGTATTAATCAACCTAATCGTCCAGAAAACAAGTCCAGCGGCGGCAACAAAGGAAAAAGCCCAGCTGAGTCTTTGTTAGATGCCCGCATGAAAAAATATGCTGACCAATTAGCTCGTGGCGAAAAATTAAGTGAAAGTGCCCGCAAAGAATTAGAAGACTGGCAAAAGACCCAAAAGGAAGTTAATAAAGCACAGGACGAGCAACTTGATTCTATTAAAGGTGTTGGTAAGGGATTAAAAGAGTTTGGCAAAGATGTTCTATTAGGCCAAGGCAATTTAACAGGTGCATTAAACAATTTAACCTGGCGCATGAGCGGTAGCAGTAATGTTCTAGGTAAAGCACTAGGCGGCCTAGCAGCCGGCTTTGGCTTTACATTAGGCGTACTAGAAAACTTTGCGGCAAGTGCCAAAGACATGGGCGCATTTGCTGACCTAAGTGCGTTTAGCATTGGCTCAGTAAAACAAGCCAAATTAATGTCAGGGTTAGGTGATAGCTTTATTAAAGTTATTGCTGACAGTAACGGCGGCTTTAAAGCATTTGGTTCAAACAGTCAAAAGGCAACAGAGAATTTAAGCGACTTGGCACGTGGCCTACGTTTAGGTTCTTACTCAATTAATAGTAGTTTACAAAAAGCACTGGGCCCAGAGTACGTTAAGAAGATGAACAAGGCGGCTGCGGCAACAGCAGCCATGGGCTTGTCTCAAGAAGACCAAGCAAGCTTAATGGGAACATTAAGCTCTACGATTGCATTGACTGCTAAAAACGAAGTTGATGCTCAACAAAAGCTTGTTAAACAGTATGCTGATACAGTAGATTCTGCACGTACACTAAGCAATACATTTGGTACAAGTGCTAAGGAAATCTTAAAGAGTATTGAAAACTTTAAGAAGAGTACATCGGGTCAAGCCGCTGAATTGCAAGGTGTTGCTGGCGCACAAGAAATTAAACAAGCACTTGCAGCCGCAGGAGTAAGCAACAACGAAGAAGATTTAAACCGAATGGCCTTGTTAATGGCCAAAGGTCAAACTGGTGCCGCATCAACATACGCTTCTCCTGAAGCAATGGCAAACTTCCAAGCAGTTGCGGCCGCAACAGAAGCCGCACGTAAAGCAGGTGGCGGAACTATTACAGCTCAGGGTATGTCTCAAGGCATGCAAGGCCAACGTGGCACATTTGAAGAAATTAGTAGACAGCGTGGTGACTTGGGTGCTAAAGGTACAGAAGGATTATTTGATTCTGGTGTTGCCGCAGGTGTACTTGCTAAGAAAATGGAATTGCAAGCCAGGGCCGACGCTGGTGATGAAGCCGCTAAGAAAGAACTAGCTAAAGGCATTGGCACAACAACAGAAGCTGGAAACATTCAGGCAATGGATCAGCTAACTGGTGCATTGAATAGTTTGCGTAATGTCATCTTGGGCTTAATGGCTAGTATTGTTGGTCTAACTGGTGCATTTGGAGCACTAGCACTAGGTGGCGGTATTGGCGCATTATTAGGTGGCGGCAAAGGATTAGGTGGTGCGTTAGCCGAAGGCCTTGGCGGATTACTAAGCAAAGGTAAAGGATTACTTGGTAAAATTCCAGGCATGGATAAACTTGGTGGCGCCGCAAGTAGTGCTGGCGGAGCATTAGGCAAATTAGGCGGAGCCGCTAGCAGTGGCATGAGTGCCTTTGGAGATTTCCTTGGAACATTAGGAGATAGTAAAACAGTTAAAGGTGCTGGAACATTAGCATTACTTGGTGGTGCTTTAGCACTTGCCGCACACGGATTTAAAACATTTGGCGAAGTCAAGTGGGAAGGTATGTTAAAAGGAACAGTTGCACTTGCCGGTCTAATTGGCATGGCTAGATTAGTAGGCGAAGCTAGTACAAGTATGCTTAAAGGTGCGGCATCTATAGCTATACTTGGTGGTTCATTGTTGTTATCGGCTATTGGCTTTAAAACTTTTAATGAAGTCAACTGGGGTAGCTTGGTTAAAGGAGCAGTTGCTTTAACAATTTTAGGCGGTGCTGCCGCATTACTAGGAAACTTATCAGGTAATATCTTAATGGGTTCGTTGGCAATTGCCGCACTAGGAGCCGCTATGTGGGTAGCAGGCAAAGGCTTCCAAACATTCAATGATTTAAATTGGGAAGGCATTGCCAAAGGAGCAGTTGCACTAGGCGTGTTTGCTGTAGCTGCCGGAGTAATGGGCGGATTCTTACCTGTTATTGCTTTGGGTGCAGTTGCTATTGCCGCATTAGGTGCATCGCTAGCAGTATTTGGATTGGGTGCAATGGTAGCAGCCAAAGCCGCACAAATGTTCTCGGACGCTATCGTAAGCATTGGCAATGTTAGTGGGGCAAACTTAATTGCAATTGGTGTAGGATTGGGTGCAATTGGCGCAGGCATGATTCTGTTTACTGCTGGCATGATTGCTGGTACTGCTGGTAGCGTTGTTACAGGCATTATGAGTTTATTTGGAGCAAAGAGTCCACTAGACAGGATAATGCAATTTGTTCCTTATGCAGATGCAATTAGTAAACTTGGACAAGGCATTAAGTCGTTTGGCGAAGGCGTACTGTCAATATCAGAAAATATTGTTAAGCTTGATAATAATGCTCTTGGAAATTTCAAAGACAAGCTACTAGAATTTGCCCAAGCTGGTTCAAGTGATGAAATGAGGCTAACTGCTGAAAACTTAACTAAGATTGGTACTGCTATTGCACAAATTGCTGAAGCAGGAGATATTAAGCTTCCAAATCTTGGTGAAGTAAACCCAGGTGGTGAAATTAACATAAGCGGTGAAGGCGGACCTGGTAAAGGTGAACAAGCAATTTCGCCAGAAGTTATACAGCAAGTACTAACATACCTATCTGGTATGAACAACGATCTATCAGCAATTAGATCCAACACAAAGAGTTCTGGCATTGACGCACCGGTAAGGCTAGGCTAATAAAACAAGGTAAGTAATAACATGAGCTGGAGAAAACATTTTAAAATCTGGGACCCGCAAGGCGAAAAAACAGATTCTGGTCCTAGAGGCGGACCTGGAGCCGCAACTTCAAAATTTGCAAGTTGGCTACAGGACGTATATACTGGCCAACCAAACCGCGTTGAACGCTACGTTCAATATGATAATATGGACATGGACAGCGAAGTCAATGCCGCTCTTGATACTATTGCAGAATTTTGTACACAAGCCGACGAAGAAACCAATTTACCATTTGTTGTAAAATGGAAAGATGATCCAACAGAAAGCGAAAGTAAAATTGTTACAGAGACACTTAAAAAGTGGTGTGCTATTAACAAAATGGATCAACGTATCTTCCGTACTTTCCGTAATGCTATCAAATACGGAGACCACTTTTTCTTACGTGATCCAGAAACATTTGAATTATACTATGTCAATTCAATTGACGTAAAACGTGCGGTTATTAACGAAGCCGAAGGCCGTGCAGTTGAGCAGTATGTTATTACAAACGTACACCCTAACTTAGGTGCAAAAGTTGCAACAAAGCCAATTGATAACGTAAACACATTAGCAAATAGCAACGTTACTGCGGCCGCTGGCCCTTATTCTATTCCAAGTGGTTATGCAAAGCCTAATCAAGGCAGAGAAGGTGAGATTGCAATTGATAGCGAACACGTACTGCATATTAGCTTAAACGAAGGTTTAGACGCAGCCTGGCCATTTGGTCAAAGTATTCTAGATAGCGTATTCAAGATTTACAAGCAAAAAGAAATGCTTGAAGATGCTATTATTATCTATCGTGTACAACGTGCTCCAGAACGCCGTGTATTCTACATTGACACAGGTAACTTGCCAAGTCACCAAGCTATGGCATTCGTTGAACGAGTTAAAAACGAAATTCACCAACGACGTATTCCTACACGTAGCGGCGGCGCCAGTGTTATGGATGCTAGCTATAACCCACTATCTATTATGGAAGACTTCTTCTTTGCCCAAACAGCAGACGGTCGTGGTAGTAAAGTTGAAGTATTGCCAGGCGGCCAGAACTTAGGTGAGATTGACGACTTAAAGTTCTTTACTAACAAGCTATTCCGTGGTTTACGTATCCCAAGTAGCTATTTGCCAACAGGTCCAGATGACACAGCAGTACAATTCACTGATGGACGTATGGGTACAGCTCTTATTCAAGAATTCCGCTTTAACCGCTATTGCAGACGCCTACAGGGGCTAGTTGCACCATATCTTGACAAGGAATTTAAGACATTCTTAAAGCATAGAGGCGTTAATATTGACAGTTCTAGCTTTGATTTGGACATGCTAGAGCCCCAGAATTTCAGCAGTTATCGCGAAATTGAAGTGAATAATGCTCGTGCCGCGGTATTCACACAGCTAGCAGAAGTGCCGTATATGGCACATCGTTTCAAGTTGAAGAAGTTTATGGGCTTAACTGACGATGAAATCCTAGAAAACGAACGCCTATGGCGCGAAGAAAATGCTGACACTGATCAACAAGGTGATGAAGAAGCTGTGGACTTTGGCGCAACAGGCTTAAAAGGCCCAAGTGATGCTGATTTAGATCTAAGTGGTGGGCTAGATTTAGGCCCAGCTGAAGGTGAAGCAGGAGCCGAAGGAGCACCAGCCGCCGGCGCACCAGGAGCCGCAACACCTCCCCCAGCCGGCGGAGCCGCACCAGCCGCTTAATCTAGGATAACGGTAAATAGCATTATGCGATTCAACGATTTAACACTTATCAACGATGAAATTGAAAACGAAGTAGACCCCGATGTGGCTTTTTTCGGGGACCTACGCAGAAAGCGTTTAAGTCTTGAACACGTTAATAAACTTCGAAAAATGAAAGATTTGCGAGACTACGAATCAAAACAACGATTAAAGTTAGTTAAACAAATGTATGCCCGACCGCCAGCGGCATAACTTATCATCTCTACTAACGTAGTAAAAACTACGTTTTTTCTGCCATTTCTCCGCCTTTTAACTGCGCCATCTGTAAGTAGTTATTGGTAAAGCACGTTCCTACGTGCGCCCCTTAGCGCAAGGAGAAATATAAATGACGAAAACAGTACTAGAACAAGCGTTGGACCATCTTCTAAATAAAGAAGAAGGCAAAGCCGCCGCTTTGTTACATGATTACTATGTTAGCGTTGGCCGTCAAGTCTATGAAGACATTATGGCTGACGATATTGCCTTCGAAGACGAAGCTGAACAAGCCGTCAACGCTGTTGATGAAGTTGAATCCGATTTAACAGAAGAAGGTGATGAAGAATTTGCCCCAGAAATGGGTGGCGAAGAAGAAGCTACAGACGACCTAGATGCTGAAATGGGTGGCGAAGAAGCCGCTCCAGTTGATGCAGATGCCGCTGATGTAGCAGATGCTATGATGGACGTTGAGTCTGCCCTAGCAAAACTAAAAGCAGAATTCGAAGAAATGGTTGGCGGCGAAGAAGTCGAAGCCCCAGGTGAAGAAGGTGAAATGGACGCCGAAATGGGCGAAATGCCACCTGAAGAAGATGAAACAAAAATCGGTGAAGCATTAGAACTACAAAAAGTTTCTTTAGATGCTAACACAGAAGGTAACCCAGCTGGTGCAGGATCTGGCGCAAATAGCGTTACAGGTGCTACAAATACAACAAGCCCAGTTGCAAAACGTAATCCAATGATGGCTCGTCCAGCTACACAATTTGGTGGTAGCACAAGTGGCGAAGGTACAGCTAGCGGCACAGCCCCTGGCAAAGCACCTAAGTCTCAAGACATGGGCGGTACAACAAAGCCAGCAGTTAGTAAAGTAGCCAAGCCAGGTACAGCACCTGGTCGTGAAGGCGGCTCTAGCGCAAACGTATTACCTCGAGGTTAAACCATGATGAACCTACAGCCACTAAGAGAAAATTTAACATTCGATCAAGCAGGTATGGTTGTTGAAACCAAAGACTCTGCCAGTGGCGGTAAGGATCTCTACATGAAAGGCGTTTTCATCCAGGGCGGTGTACGTAATCACAATCAACGTGTATACCCTGTTAACGAAATCGCAAATGCTGTAGAGAGCATTCGTAAACGATTAGATAGTGGTTTCTCTGTATTAGGAGAAGCAGATCACCCAGACGATCTACAAGTAAACATTGACCGCGTAAGTCATATGGTTACAGAGATGTGGATGGATGGTCCAAACGGTTATGGTAAGTTAAAACTTATCCCTACCCCTATGGGAAACATTATCAAAACATTGCTTGAAAGCGGTGTAAAATTAGGTGTCAGCAGTCGTGGATCCGGCAATGTTACTGAATCAGGTAACGTGTCGGATTTTGAAATTGTAACTGTTGACGTTGTAGCACAACCTAGTGCTCCAGAAGCCTATCCAACACCAATTTATGAAAGAGTAATGGGAAGTCGTAGACGTGCCGCTCTAATGGATGTGGCCTATGCGGCGACCTACGATAGGTCCGCACAAAAGCACCTTGAAAACGAGGTGACTAGATTTATTACAAATCTAAAGAAAGTCTGAGGAAAAAGCTATGAGTCAATTTACAGAAATGTTAGGTTCGGTAGTTTTATCCGAAGAGGTGCGTGAGAATATCAACGCCGCTTGGGAAAAACACTTAGCCGAAAGCCGTGAAGAAGTTACGGCAGAACTACGTGAAGAATTTGCTTCACGTTACGAGCATGATAAAGGTCAACTTATTGAAGCAATGGATAAGTTAATGCAAGACACTATCAATGCTGGCGCACAAGATTTAAAAACATTGCGTGAAGAAGCAGTTGCACAGCGTACAAAGTATGCTGCCAAGATCAAAGAAGATGCAGCCTTGTTACAAAAATTAGTAACAGAAACTCTTGCAAAAGAAGTTGCTGAACTTCGTTCTGATCGTTCTGCTTCTAAAGCAGCCGTTGCTCAACTTGAAGAATTTGCTTTACGCAAGTTAACAAGTGAACTAAGCGAATTGCATGAAGATCATAAGAGCCTAGTAAACGCTCGCGTTAAACTAGTTGCTGAAGGTCGTAAGGCAATTGAAGAAGCCAAGAGTGCTTTTGTTAAGAAAGCCAGCGAAAAGGTTAACACCATTGTTGCTGAAACTTTCAAGAAAGAAATCACTCAGCTTAAAACAGATATTCGCGAAGCAAAAGAAAACAACTTTGGTCGTAAGATCATGGAAGCTTTTGCCGCAGAATTTATGGCATCTAAGTTTGCAGACGGTACTGCCGTAAGCCAACTTAACAAATCAATCGTCGAAATCCAAGGTCAATTAAAAGAGGCTCAAAAGACTATTGAAGAGAAAGAACAACAAATTAGCGAGTCGCTTCGTCGTCAGCGCATTGCGGAAGATCAAGCACAGCGAGTTCGCGTAATGCAAGATTTGTGTGCCCCATTGTCAAAAGACAAGCGTGGCATCATGGAAGAACTTCTTGAAAGCACAGAAACATCTAAGCTAAAAGATCAATTCCAGAAATTCTTGCCATCAGTCCTAAACGAAGAAGTTCGTCGTGAGAAGAAACAATTAGTTGAAGGACAACAATCGCAGAAGACTGTGATTACAGGTAATAAAACTCAAGTTGAGATTGTTGCCGCCCCAGCCGAAGCTGACGAAACTATTCAACAGCTACGTAAACTCGCTGGTATTAAGATTTAATTTAGGAGACTATTATGTCACAAGCTCTATTTGAAGCTAAAAATTGGTCTGCTACTAAAGAAGCTTTAGTAGAAGGCTTACAAGGTCAACGTAAGACCACAATGGAAGTTGTTCTAGAGAACACAAAGAAGTACTTGACAGAAACTGCAACTACTGGTGCTACAGCATCTGGTAACGTTGCTGTTCTAAACAAGGTTATTCTACCAGTTATTCGTCGCGTTATGCCAACAACAATCGCTAACGAATTAGTTGGTGTTCAACCTATGCAAGGTCCAGTTAGCCAGATTCACACTTTACGTGTTCGCTACGCTGAAGCAATGGCTGAGAAGACAGGTGCTGGTGCTGGTGATGTTATCGGTGGTGCAGTAAGTGCTAACGATGAAGCTCTAAGCCCATTCAAGATTGCTCAACAATATTCTGGTGCAGCCGCTGGTACAGCCGCTTCTACAGCTAGCATGGAAGGTGTTGGCGGTAAGAAGATGAACATCCAGATCTTGAAAGAGACTGTTGAAGCTAAGAGCCGTAAGTTAAGTGCTCGTTGGACATTTGAAGCCGCTCAAGACGCTCAAGCCATTCACGGTGTTGACGTTGAAGCGGAAATCATGGCCGCTCTAGCACAAGAAATCACTGCTGAAATCGACCAAGAAATCATTGGTAGCCTAGTTAACCTAGCAGGCACACCATACGGTACATACGACCAAGGCGCAGTATCTGGTACAGCTAACTTCGTTGGTGACCAACACGCCGCTCTTGCAGTATTGATCAACCGTGCCGCTAACGACATCGCTAGCCGCACACGTCGTGGCGCTGGTAACTACATTGTTGTAAGCCCAACAGCTTTAACAATTCTACAAAGCGCAACAACATCTGCTTTCGCTCGTACAACAGAAGGTACATTCGAAGCTCCAACAAACACAAAGTTCGTTGGTACACTAAACAGCTCTGTTCGTGTATACGTTAACCACTACGCCGGTGATGACGCTCCTGTCCTAATCGGTTACAAGGGTGCTAACGAAATGGATGCTCCAGCATTCTATTGCCCATACATCCCATTGATGAGCTCTGGTGTTATCCTTGACCCAGCTACATTCGAACCAACTGTCAGCTTCATGACACGTTACGGTTATGTTGAACTAAGCAACAGCGCATCTTCTCTAGGTAACGCTGCCGACTACGTTAACACAATCGCTATCGATAGTGGCAACCTAAGCTTCATCTAATCTTTAACTAGGTTAGTTAAGTAGAACGAAAAGGACTCTCCGGAGTCCTTTTCTAATGGGTAAGTATAATATGTTCACAGATATGAAAGTACGCTTCGAAAGAGCAAAACTATGCCAAGGGTGCGAATATTATCGCCGTAGTACCCGACAATGTACTGAATGTGGATGCTTAGTTAGTTTAAAAGTTATGCTGGCAGATACAGAGTGCCCAAAAGGAAAATGGGGGAAAACCGAGTCAGGAACTGACATATTTGCAGAAGTAGCTAATCAGGCACATAAGCTTTTTAACAAAGAAGCAGGACCAAAAAAATGAGCCTCTGGTAAATAACCTAGAGGAGGCCAATATGCCAAAATTAGACGAATTTTTACAAACTGATAAACCAGGCCCAATGAGCCCGCAAGTTCAAATGAACATTGATGCTAAGGTAGCCGCAGGCGGTTGGAGTTCAGCCGACGAAGCCGCAAAAACAAAAGCCGTAGCAGATGCAGCCGCACAGGTAGCAGTTCAAGGTGCTACAAATACACTTGAAACAAACGACAAATTTGGTAATTTTATCAACAGCAAATGGCGCCCAATGATGGCGTTCATTTACATGATTACATGTGCCACAGACTTTGTTATCTTCCCAGTACTATGGTCAGTACTGCAAGCCTTACAAGGTGGTCAAGTTACAAGCCAATGGAGTCCGTTAACATTACAAGGCGCAGGATTGTATCACATTGCAATGGGTGCAGTTCTAGGTTTAGCCGCATACGGACGTAGTCAAGAAAAGATTGCAGGAAAAAGTTAATGTCAATTAATACAAACCACTCGCAGGAATCATTTACACCAGAGTCTGGTGTTCTTAAAATTGAAGGTACAGGAGCCTTAAAGCTTCCTGCTGGTGGTGAAGTAGATAGGCCATCTATCAATGTCGGTGGTTATATTCGTTTTGCAACCAACAATACTACCACAGAATATTTTGATGGTACAGCATGGCAAACACTAACTTCAAAAGAATATGTTGACAATGAACTTAACAATATTACATTAGATAAGCTTGTTGATGTTCAAAGCGCAACTCCAACTGATGGTCAAGTTATCTCTTATGATGCTAACCTTGGCCAATTCAGAACACAAACACAAGCCTTAACTGTTATAACAAGATTGTTTACTGGTACAGGCACAGCATTTGATTTTGATATCATTACAAGTGTAGGAAGTGTACAAAATTTAGTAGTAAGCGTTGATGGTATTCAACAAGAACCCTTTTACAGTTACACATTAACTGATGGGCACATTGTTAGTTTTGACGAAGCGCCAGAACCTGGCGCACGTATTCAAGTTAAAATTTTAAAAAGTACTACTTCAACAGACAGAGCAAGACCTAGGGTTACCGGTGTAAGCTATAGCACTATTGGTCCTTATACAACAATTTCTATTGTAGCAACAGACATTACATATGGCACTGGTGCTAGAATTGGTAATCAAGAAATCACACGTATTGATTACCCAACAGTTAATACCATGCAACTTATGGTAGAGACAAGTCAGGTTAGTGGTTCCTTATGGAATACTCCACAAGACTTGACACTGGTAGATACCAGCGGAAATGAATTTGTATTTCCGAATCTAATAAACTATGGCATGTCTAAGCCTTACTGGACAAATTCAAATTCCTATATTGGAACTTTTTCAGCCGGAGACACCATTAATTTTGTACTTGGGGTAAATAATGCTACAAGTATTACAATTGATCCTGCTTATGCAGGTGAATCTGCAATTGGATGGCTATCCATTAGCAACGGAAATATTGTAGGAACTGCTCCTAATAATAGCAGTCCTAGTCGATATGAAGTTGCCGTTACTGCCAGCAACGGAAGCGTTAACATAACGAGAAACTTCTGGTTGTTGGTTATCTGAATATTCTCTATGTTGGTCTGACACCATACTTAAAATGTCAACTGAGGTTTCAGAGAAACCTAATACAAGGGAAAAAATAAAATGCCTTTAATTAAAGCAAGGTCAAGCTCGATTGTCAATGACGTCGACTTGCGTGGAACCCCTACAGCCCCAACGGCTAGTACAGGTTCTAATACTACCCAAATCGCTTCTACAGCTTTCGTTAGCGGAGCCGTTAGTGATTTGATTAACGCCGCACCTGCTGTTCTAGATACACTATCTGAATTAGCAAGTGCTATTAATGACGATCAGAATTTTGCAACTACCGTTGCCAATTCTATCGCTACTAAAGTTGCCCTAAGCGGCGACACAATGACTGGCTTCTTGACTCTACATGCAGATCCATCTAATTTGATGCACGCCGCAACAAAGAGTTATGTTGATGCTCAGATCAACGCACAGATGATCTACAGTACAGATGATGTTCCAGAAGGTTCTTTAAATCTATACTACACAGATTCTCGAGTTCGTAATGCATGGTCTTTACAAAGTGACAACACAAGCGTATTAGACTATAACAGCACAACTGGTGTTTTAAGCTACAATCATCCACTAAGCGATGGTATCTTAGAAGGTACAACAAACCTGTACTACACTGACAGTCGTGTACGTAATGCCATTAGTTTAACAAGTGACGATAGCCAGATTTTAGGTTATAGTTCTACAACTGGTGCGTTCACTTGGACAACACCAGATACAGATAAGATTGTTGAAGGAGCAACAAATCAATACTTTACTACAGCTCGTGCTCGTAATAGCGTAAGCAATGGTTCTAATATTGATTATGACCCATCAACAGGTATCATTAGCACACAAGCTGCCGTTTGGAGTGTTAATGGTCAAACTCATACTGTTGTATTGAACACAGATGACGTAAGCGAAGGTAGCTCAAACTTATACTTCACAAACCTACGTGCATCTAACGCAATCAGCTTAACAACTGATAACAGTAACATTTTAAATTATAACACCGGTACAGGTACATTTACATTTGTAACACCTGACACAGACGCTATTGCTGAAGGTGCAAATAATTTATATTATACAGATACTCGCGCTCGCAATGCTATCAGCTTATCTTCAAACTGGGGCAACGTTAGCTATGACAGCACAAGTGGTATCATCACTGTAACAGCACCAAGCACTGATGAAGTAACAGAAGGTACAACAAACAAGTACTACACAGATGCTCGCGTTCGTAATGCCGTAAGTTTAGTAAGCGACAACGCAAGTGTATTAAGCTACGACAATACAACTGGTACATTTACATTCAGTCTAGGTAGCCAAACTACTGATGACGTTGCTGAAGGTACAAATAACTTGTACTTTACAACAGCTCGTGCTCGTCAAAGTGTTGGCACAGCAACCGGTGGATGGAACCTATTCAGTTACAACAGCACAAGCGGCGAGTTTACATTAACAACTCCTGACACAGATGATGTTGCCGAAGGCGCTACTAACCAGTACTATACAGATGCTCGTGCTCGTGCATCAGTTAGCGCAACTAAAGTAAGTGGTGATGGTTCATTCAGTTACGACAATGCAACTGGTGTGTTCAGCTACACAGGTCCAGATGATGCTGATTATCGTCAAGCCGTTAGTGCTAATGCAGCCAGCGGTGATGGTAACCTACAATACAACAGCACAACTGGTGTATTCACTTATGATGGCCCAACAAATGCTGACTACCGTGGTGCAGTAAGCGCATACCGTGCAAGCGGCGATGGCGATTTACAATACGATAGCTCAACAGGTGTATTCACATACACAGGTCCAAGCGCAGCCGAGACTCGTCTACATTTCAGTGCTACAACAAGTGGCACAGGTTTTGGTGATTTAACATATGATAACACATCTGGCGTATTCACATACGCTAAAGTTACAAGTGCTGATGTTCGTGGTGAATTAAGTGCCGCAACAAGTGGTACTGGTCACGGCGGTTTAACATATGATAGTGCTTCTGGTACATTCACATTTGCCAAAGTAACAGCCGCAAACATTCGTGGCGAACTAAGTGCTACAACAGCAACTGGTGTTACATACTCTAGCTCAACTGGTGTAATTGCTCTTGCAAGTATTCCAAATAGCAGTTTGACAAACAGCGATGTTACAGTTAACGGTCACGCAATTTCTTTAGGTGCTAGTTATACACTAGACACTGACGATATTGGCGAAGGTGCAACAAACAAGTATTGGACACAAGCTCGTTTTGATACAGCACTAGCTGGCAAAACAACAGATGATGTAACAGAAGGTTCTAACCTATACTATACACAAGCTCGTTTTGATAGCGCATTTGCTGCCAAAGACACAGACGGCTTAGCCGAAGGTGCAAACAACCTATACTACACAACAGCTCGCACTCGTGCTGATGTTAGTGGTGGTACAGGTGTAACTTATACACAATCAACTGGTGTATTTGCAATTGGTCAGGACGTTAGCACAACAAGCAACGTTACATTCAATGATGTAACAGTTAGCGGTGACTTAACAGTTCAAGGTACATTAACATCTATTAACTCTGTTGACTTAACAGTTACAGACAAAAACATCACTATTGCTGATGGTGCTGCCAATGCAGCCGCAGCCAATGGTGCTGGTATTACAGTTGCTGGTGCTAATGCTACTATCACTTATGCAAGTGGTACAGACAGCTGGGACTTCAACAAAGACGTTAATGTTAATGGTGATTTCTCTACAACAGGTAGCTTATCAGCTGCCAGCTTTACTGGTCCATTAACAGGTAACGTAACAGGTAACGTAACAGGTGATTTAACTGGTAACGTAACAGGTAACGTAACTGGTGATGTTACAAGTTCTGGTACAAGCACATTTGCTACAGTTGATATCAACGGTGGTAACAT